TTACATGTTGAGACTTGAAATAACTGTAAAGTAAATCATAATAATGATAAAGGCAATAGCTCCGATAATCAGCGCAACACTACCCCATTTCTTTTTTCTAGCTTCTTCCATTCTTATTTATATTTATTGGGATTAATATAATTTATCGTCAAATGTCTACATCTGGAAAGCTATGAACATACTATATCAACATATTATTGTTTACTTCTTCATCGTTACAAAGTTAGCATTTTCTATGGGAAATCAATCAGCTAAAACAACTTTTTATTCTCTTTAGACTAAATTATGCAACTGTAAATAATAACAGGAAACACAATTATCTATCTATTACGACCTTTATATCATGCAAAAGTTGTACATTTGTGCAAGAAATAATTTTGATTGAACACATTATAGATTAAGAAAAAATCAAGAACCTATAAAAATACAAAGATGAAATTGCTTAATTTACTATTAGTTGTTTTGCTGTTTGCCTGCAATGATGACTCCACAGACACTCCAGCCTCAAAAGAGCCTACAAACATTGTTGTAGAAATGGAGCCAACCGCTTCCAATATGACAGATGTTTCCGGCACATACACTCTTCAAGCCAATAAAGAATACAGCGTTCGGGAAGACGGAAAATATAAAATATTATTGGTCAAGAACACTTATAAAGACAAGGAAGGAAAAGAGAAGGATATTCTTTCTTATGGCATTTTTGATGTAGCAAAGAAAGAATATATCTATTATACAGAAGGAATTGATGTAGCTAAAAGGCTAGAAAGAGACTGGGAATTCTATGATGATATAAATAATCCGGCTAACACCAACAAACAATTAGTCTGCACTTCCCGCCCGAAAGAAGAATAAATAGAAAACAAAAAAACGCAATTACTAACAGATGAAGTAATTGCGTTTTTTTCTGTGACCCCGGTGCGGTCTAAGAGATTCAATAAGTACTGATTTTGCAAAATGGTATACATTTGATTATCAATAATCAACAAAATATTAGTATTGGATAAAATAGAATATAGTTTTGCAATCTTGAGATTTCGTTGTGCAAAAATAGTATATTTGCACAACCGTAAAATGATAACTATATGGCAACAGTAAAAGCATTTATTCGTTCAGACAAAAAGGATAACTTTGTTAATATACGATTTCGTTTATCCGACGGAAGAAAAATCCAGATGTTTCATACTTCTGAATTTTTAGTGCAACCTTCTATCTGGGACGAAAAGAAGGAACAATATAAAGCCAAAGCCATTATACCAATTCATTGCAAAACTAGAGAAGAATTATATAGAGACATAACTGAACGCAAAAATTTAATTTTGCGCTTATATACAGAATACAAAATAGAAACTAGCGAACAGTTAAATAAACATATAGATGAATATCTCAATCCGGATAAATATGATGTTAAAGAAGCAAATTCAAGCCTTTACAACAGATTTTCCCTATACATAGAACAATCATACAAAGACGGGATATTTGGAGAAGGCAGAAAAAAGCATTATGATGTTTTACTACGAGAAATTAATCGTTTCCTTATTATCAATAAAATAAGTAATATCATTCCGACTGATTTTAATAATGAGAAACTTATTTTATTCCGTGATTTTCTATTTAATGAATACATATTGGTAGAAAAATATAGAGGTTTATATGTAAATATGGATAATCGCAACATCCCAACATCACCAAGAGGTCAAAATACAGTCGCAACTAAACTAAAAAAACTTCAAGCGTTCTTCAATGAACTAGAAAGCAATGACGAAATAGCCGTTTCACCATTTCGAAAATTAGGAAAGCAACGCAAAACGATAATGATGAAAGAGCAATATGATGAACCTATATTTTTGACAAAAAACGAATTTATAAAAATACAAAACACCAATGTCCCTTCTTCTTTACAGGAGACAAAAGATGCTTTTATCCTACAATGTAGCTTAGGGTGCAGAGTTGGAGACTTTCAAGAATTATCATTCGAAAATATTAGCATTGAAGAGAATATACCATATATACATTATCTTCCAAGAAAAACAATAAAAGAGAATGATACTAGAATAGAAATAAAAACTCCATTAATGCGTTTTGCTTTAGAAATTATACAAAAATACAATTTTAATTTCCCGATCCTTCGTTACGTATCTGGAGAACGTGGATATAATGACAAAATAAAAATATTATTAGAACATTGCGGTATAGAACGTTTAGCCCCTATTTTTAATGAATCTACCGGAAAGAATGAATATAGACCATTATATAAAATAGCAAGCAGTAAACTTGCCCGAAAAACCCATGTAGATATGATGAATAAAGTTCAAATTGATAAATATGCTGCAGGACTACATTCAAAAAACAGCAATGCTGTCAATAGATATACCAGTTTAAGCATTAAAGATCGTTTTGTTTTAATGTGTGCGGCTTTTGAATGTGCGGAATATAAAGTAGATGAACAACTAAATATCATTTAATATCAAAAAAGGCAGCTTATCCGGCTGCCTTTTCTATCTCAATTCAACAGGTTCATCCTCCCATGTTAGTTCTCGTCCAAGGATTTTCTTTATTGTACCTTTGGGGAGTTCGATGCATACATCATTATGCGGATCATAGTCCCAACATCCTTCATCTCTGTAGGGTTCTTCATCTCCTCCTCTTTCACAATAGACTTCACATTCAATAATACGTTCAGTCCCATCTTTGTCAACACATAAGTAAGTCATATTATTTTCCTTTCTCTATCTTTTCTCTAAATGTTCTCAACTGGTCAATAGTCGGGTAAAACGTAGGATTCTCCCAGTTCCTCGAAATCACCGCTATCATCGAATCAAGGTATTTTCCGCAATCGAGAATCTTTGCACATTTATCTAGCTGGAATTCCCCGGTCGGGTATCTCTTATTGTTGAGCGTTCCTTTAGCCCAAGTTAGCAACTCGTTTATTGAGTCGTAGTCGTATTTCTTTTCTTCTGCCATAATGTTAGTTTTCGGCAAAGGTATAAAAAATCCCGGCATATCTAATACACCGGGAGGATTCCATTTTAAAGAGGCAGTTATAAATGGAAGGAGCTATTCACCAAACATATAATCCTCAAAGTACAAGAGATTCCTTTTATTGAGGATCATGTACGCCATATATTTTGGCGGGGAGAGTAAAAGAAGGGAGTCCTGTGCGGACAATCATATTTTGAATATACTCTCTAAAATAAGGCCAGATAAATACTGATAAACTTATCTCTTTAAAAACATCAAAGAAATCTTTTGTTATTGTGACCTCTTTTAATTTACTATATCTGACTTTAAACTCTCCAGATATAGTAAATAGTTTCTCCGCATTTTCTTGCTCGCCAATTATACCATCAAACTTAAAGGAAGCTATAAAACAAGCATTACTTTCAGATTCAGAAAACGAGTATTTATCTTTAAAATTTAAATTGATAGAACCTCCTTCTGATACACACTCAAACACCTTAACATTCCCATCCGATAGAAATATATTATCTAATTTTATGGAAGTTAATATTGAAGAATATTCTTCTGGGGTAATTTTATTTTTCATATTTATATAACTGATTTAAATTCGGTATGTTCATAAAAACGAGATTGAGTAGCATTACAAAACAAGGTATTTGTTTTGTAATTAATTGAATTAAGGTTCCTTAAAATCATATCATTTTGGGCAGTAATCTTTTCATCAATCTCATCTATTTTTCTTTCACATTTCAATGAAACATCATGTTGCCCAATTCCGTATGCTAATAATTGATTAACATAAGAATTGAGGGAAACACCATTCATTTTAGCTTGTTGTATCAACGAAGAATGAACCCATGAGGATGTTCTAACTGAAAATGTACCACTTGAATTTTGCTCCTCATTTACAACTTCAGGGATAGGCTCTCCTTTTTCATACAACATTTCTATAAAAGCATCTTTTTCTTCAATAAAACTATTTAAAGCAGATACTTTATCTTCTCCTATCCCATGACATGCATTTAAACCAAGCTCATTGCAGTATGCAACATACCACTTTTCGCCATCAAGTTCTTCTTTTTTAATAATAACATTGTACTCCAATGATTTGTAGTACTGTAAATCTTTTCGTGACATAATTGTATTGGGTTAGTGAGTTATTGCTTTTTCTTTATCCTTATTATTTCAATTAACACCGGATAAAGATACTGTTTAAAATTAGTCCTCTTTATTAGGACTTCATTGCCACCTTTATGAACAACGTGTACTCCAAAATATTTGCCAGGTGTTGGAGCTAAAGGGTGATAAAATCTTTCCATAGAACCACGTGGGCTATCTTGTAATTTTGCTCCAAGAAATTCCGCAATCTTAACCACATGATTAAAAGGCAGATCCACCACAGGTGCACTATAAAGATTTTCTAGTTCTTTTTCCGCATCCTCAATAGTGGTATCATCCGTTATTTTAAACTTAAATTTCATATAAAACCGAATTTTGGTTGCAAATATAATACCAATATTCCAATTTATAACAGAAAAAAGATAAAAAAAGTTCTTTTTCTTACTCTATTTATACTTATATTCTTTATAAATATATATAAAAATCCCCGACTACATAGCCAGGGACAAACACAAAGATATAACCCTTGCAATAATCATTAACGATTACCGGCCTTCTACTTTACCGGATAAACTTAGTGCTTAGTATTAATTAATGTATCATTTTATCCTCCTTTCCTTTAAAACCTTTTTCCGTAGGAAATTGTTATATAAGTGAAACTTAAACTTTTCATACCGGAAACGGTCTGTGAAGATAGTGCCGGTATTACCACATAAATAAGTTACAACTAACTCCAGCTCCTACGTACCAACCACCCGGATAACTATACCCTGCCTGTAAACCTAATCCCCATCGTTTCTTCTTCTGTAAAGGTGGAAAAGTAATAATTTTATTGTCTCTGTATATTTCCATAGAATCAAGACTGGGATTATACCCACTGACTACCGCCCGGTAATCATCGGTCTTATATTCCTTGCTTGTAATCGGTATAAGTACCGGAATTGAATCGCCTTCTACGGTTCTATCAGTGGTAGTATCTATCAGGATCGGTAGATATACCGTATCGGTACGTTTTAGAGTTTCCCTTACCGGTTTGGGTATTGTGTCTCTTACTGTGTCCCGGATACGTACAGTATCTCCTTTAATGTTGTACACCGTTGACGGTTCGTGCGGATTACACTGCATCCACACGATCACGCCAAGCAACAGGCAGACTAGCATCCAAGGGAGGGACTTCATAGGATACTATCACTTGAAGACCACTCCGAACTTGCCAGCAAAGTATTCAATTCTTCGCCTTCGTAGACAGGATAAGGATAAGACACAATCGGTGTCTCTCCATCCTCTGAAAGAGTCATAATCATTTTACTTGCAAATATTTCAGCATAATGTTCGGCTTTCATCAAAGCCTTTTTACCATTCAAGCTTATACGAGGCACTAAATTTCTTTTATCCAGCTCCTCTTGTGGAACTTCCTCCAAATCGGAATATGGAAAAACGATGTACTGTAACGTTGACATAAGTTATTTTATAAATGTTATTTTGTTAATAATTTCGTTCAAATTCGCTGTGGGGAATGTAATGTATTTCATAATTGCTATTAAAACGTTTTATTTGCGATTAGGAAGGAAGCAATTTTTTTAGCTATTTCCTTGAATCCTTTTTTAGGGTGTGTACCATCACTATCATTAAAGTATTGGCTGAAATTATACTTATTCCACCCCAACGTATTATACATATCACAGCATGGGATATGGTTAAGTCTTACTTCATTTTCAATAGCTTCACTAAAATCTTTAAGTGTCCCATTTTTCAATGAGTCAGAGGTGTTAGGCTCATTGCTTCCTGATTGTGGAAGATATGGTTGTTCAGTGCTACCCATCCTATCACTCCAATACCTATCATCCCATTCGGAAATAGAGTAAGACGAATATCGAACAATAGGGGTGAACCAATAGATTTTCACATGAGGGTATGTCGATGATAACAATCTTATAATTTCATTGACAGCTCCTAAAGTCTTACCAATATCCGTACTTCCACTCTCACCTAAAGTCGCAGAATATGAAGGCCAGTCATTTGTTCCTGCAAAAACTGTAACTGCATCAACAGAATCCCAATCTACGGACTTCAACAACTCAATTATAGCTGTTTTATCACTATTTTTAAGCTCCTTCAAATAGGTCGCAGCATTTTCTTGCATAGTGAAATCCTGGGAGCAAGCGGCTTTCACCATGTTTATAACATCCAGTGCGGCATATCCCTGCAATTCGCTAGTAGGAGTTTCTACAGGGTGGGTCCTCTGGCGAATCTGTGTGCCCCCAATACCTACATTAAACACTTTTGCACCATAAAATTTCTCGATATAATCACTATAACTACGACCTTTATCATCTTTAAGCTCTGTAATACTATCTCCAAATGCTACAATTTTAGAACCTTTCAAATCTATGTTATTTAGTATATATTCCATAGAATCAGGAGTCGTGTAAGTAAATGAATAATCTACAGGTTCGATTACCTCATCATCAATACTCGTAGAATAGATATATAAATAAGGATATCCGGGCTGAATATTAATTTCTATTTCAGTATCAAATGATTGATTTTTGAGGTAAACCTTAAGTGTTCCGGATTGGCTATCCTTGTAATATATATTAAAAACAGGAACTGTAGGAGAAGCACATTGAACTTTCAAAAAAATAGGTAATTTCATGTTGGGAAAAGGGACATAAATAGCTATTCTTTTCATAGTAGATTGAAGCACTTCTTTGCGAATAATACCATCTAACGCTATTCTTATATTTTCGTTGTTTCGGTCGATAGCTTGTGCATATTCAATCCAAGCCTTTTCGGTAGTTCCGATTTCCTGTATCTTTTCTAAATTTTCCATATCATTCGTTTTTAATTAATGTTTCATTTGAAATTAAAGTCTCGTTATTCAGCATTGTCAAGTAGCTGGAGATAACAAGGTTTATCTTTTGAGGGGATTTGACTATCTTTCCCGTAATCTCGTAAACGCCATTGTCACCGGATATGGATATATCACTGATAGCATTGCACGATACCTCCATTAGCTTATCAGAGGTATTTGGCAACGTTACAGTGATGGTAACCATGCTATCTACAGAGATATATTCTCCGGGATTAACAGAATAGGTTATGGAAGAATAAGGTAGATTACTCTTCACTATCGGTCTAAACTCCACCATATCCGGATACAGCGTACCCAGCTTATGCTTCTTCAACTGGCGCTCTATCAAGAACTCGGACATACTATATGGGAAGGACATGAGAGAGTAGATAGCTCCGTTGAAGAAACGAGAATCACCATCCCTAATTGTTCCTAACCACATATCAGGGACATCTTCTGCTGCACCTGCTGCTATAGATTGCCCGCAATAAGAGTATTTAGATAAATAAGATATACTTCTAGTAGAAATAAATTTTAGACCAGAAGTAGCTTGACCAAAACTATAAACACTATTTCCGGCAGTTTCCACAAATGCCCCCGGATTATTCTTTGACAATATAGCTCCAATATTAGCAAATATTTCTCTATCGGTTACTACCGTATAATCCTTGTAAACAGGCATCCCTGTCACCTTACCGAAGTCATTTACTCCGTCAAGGCAGAGAGCACCTGCGTGGGAGGGAATCTGGGTGATGGTTATACCTTTACTATTAAGACGGTCAGAGGTAACAAATAAAGAATCATTAGCAGATGGTAATTCATTAATCCCATCAACTAATGCAATTCGTTTAACACCAGTATCATCATTATATTGATAATAAACAACTATTGATTTATTGGGACTATGTATCTCAACATTATATATAGGCGTTGGCTTGTTGTTTATTAGTATGGAATTAGTGGTTAAGATTCCTGTTACCTCGATTTTAGATGGGGTAAAATTGACTTCATCAGTAAAATGACTTCTAGTCCAAGTTGTAAAATCAGTCTCATACTTCCCAATACCTGAATCCCCTTTCCAAGCAATATTATTCAGCTGAATATCCCTACCGTTGCCTGAAAAGTCAATCAGCTTATCGCCAAACTCTGCGTGGTTCTCGTTGGTGATTCCCTGCTTGATGGTATTACACAGTATATCAGGGTTAAGAGTTCTATCCAAGTTGAAGTAGGCTATTACCTGATGAATCCAGTCTACAGGGACGTTTTCTTTATTAAAAACAAAAGTACCATAATACGCATAACTGCTGTCTTCAAGCCCGATGGTTAACTTCGAATCAAAGGTAGTATATTGAACAGCTTGTAGCTTCTCTTTGTCTCCAAGCTCCACTATCTTTTCACCACTACTGCTAGTCCCTGCCATAAAGGTTTGACCGGAATAATCGCTTACTTGGATTCCGCCATCGCCTATGATATTATACTTTCCTGTGCCTGATATGTGGGTTATTAAACTTACCACCGTAATCTCATTACTTCCTCCCAACATCTCCTGTACGGTCTTGGTGGAAGTAATCAGGTCGTCGATTCCGTCGGTGAAGAATGCACCTTCGAAAGAGGGGATTTGAGTGATAGTTAGTCCAACCCAATCTTTGGCAGGAGCAGAGGCAGTACTTATAAAGAAATCTACATCACTACCTGCAACTGTTGCAGGCAGAGTATAAATACCATCTTCTCTTATAGACAAGGATGAAAATTGAGTATCTTCTTCTGTTATCCTATATCTATAAGACATCCACCCACCATTAGGTATGTTACTTATCTTTACTTTAAAGCTATCTTTAGCTAATCTATTCCATAAGAAATAACCAGCATTTGTTATAGCCTTCTCATCAGTAAGAACATACTTACTATCAGTAATAATAGAAGTTCCAGCAACTTTAGACCAAGTAGTAAAATCCTCTTTATACTCACCAAACCCACTATTCAATTTGAATGCTGCATTGCTAATCACAAACGGATTGTCAGGGTCCACCAAGTTCTTGATAATAGCCCTGTCCGGATCGTCGTTGCTTTTACCGTAGCAGATGCAGACGGCTTTCAGGGAGGCTAAGACTTCTGGGTCGATGTAAGAACGGTCGGAACCGGAAGAAGAGCCACGGGAGGGCGAACCGATTCGGTTTAATCCGATCCGGTTAAGCCCCACTACATTTAAAGACAACCTGTTAAGCTTCATTGCCGGATTCGGTTACTGTTCCACTTAATACTTCGCTATAACTTTCGATGCGGATTGTCTTGGGGTAGACCAATGCGGAAAAATCACAGTCTATGGTTACCCCTGCATTGTACGCAAGACTTCCGGGCAAAACTACGGGTTCAAAATTCCCCTCACTTGTCGTCCGTTGAAGAATATTCACCCGACCGTAGTTGTTGCGTTCCAAATGAATATTGAAATCAGAATTTACCTGAAATTCCGCATACCATACGCTACTGTTCTTTTTGAACTCCAAATTTATTGTTGCCATGATTGTTCCTCCTATTGATTAAAGTTTATAATAAATCCCATCCGGCTTCTATGTCAGCCATAACAGCCGGAATTCCATTCTCAACACGTGAGATGGCGGCAGCAAAAGCGCACATAGTCGCCTTATCGTTGATGTCCGGAACGTATGTGTTCGGGACTTGCATTTCGCTACATACACGGCTGATATATCCGGCTGTATTGTTTTCGTTCTCCGGTGCCCACCGGTGGACAAAATCTGCCACCGTCTGACAGCCGTGTCTTTTACGGTAGTTTTGCAAGGTTCGGATAAGGGCACGGTAACCCCATTTCATTTCCGTAAACTGGAAGAACGATTTGTCCTCCTGCTTTTCTCTCAATCCCTGCCATTTATCTTTTGTGATCCGGATGTTACCCGGATTATTGTTTCTCAAACCTCTTGGTAAACTCATGTTTATTTCCTCCTATAATATCAATGTTAATATTCCCAACGCCAGACCCACGCAATCACAGATGATGTCTTTAATTGAGAACTCTGTTTTCTTGAAATACTTGTCGTACACTTCCTTCAGGACGAAGATCACGACGGTTATAATGATTGCTGACCACAGTGGCGTATATTTTGATAGCCACATAACTAAGTTCTGGCATACTATAATATGTGCCATGCCGTCTATTCCGATCTTGGATAGAAGCTTGCTGGCTAATGCGCTGATTTTATTTATGTGATTCATCACCCTTTACTTCTTTATTGTTGTTAAGCCTATCAACCAAACTATTAAACTTCCCATTAACATAAATCCCAATCCCAAATATACTGCCAGCATATATCAGACATTGAGCAAAAAACCACAATACACTGTCATGAATCTGACCTAACGGCTCTACAACAAAACCTGCAACGGATAATCCGACTCCAGCAAACAACATTCCCACTGCGGTCCATACTTGTATATCTTCTTTTGTATTCTTTTTCATACTAAACAGGTTAGATAAACGGTCAACAATGAAATTACCTCAATCCAGAACATCGGCTTTCTCTTTATGAAGTCGGAGATGAAGTTACCGGTCCAGTGCTCACTCATGGAGATAGCCATGTACGCAATGAATCCAGCCCATAACAATAACCAATACCAAGAATTGCAACCTACCCATATCTGGGAGAAGATTAAAGACATAGCAGCACCGATACAATGGGCGGTTTTCTGGCTTCCTTTGAAATTGGGAGATACACCCAATACAATCATCCCGACAACCGAAAGGAATACAAGAAACTGGCTGTTTTCCGTACTTGCTTCAAATGCTGCCGGAAGAAGCAATGCACCGGAGCCGATCATGCACAAACCGAACCAAAACTTATGCGTCAGGGCATAGTAGGTGTCACTGATAGAGTAAGGAATTTCCTCCATCTTTTTAATCATTGCAAAGACGTAGCCGGCAATGAGGATGAACGACATTAATACTAGTAGAATCATAGCTTTATCTGTTTATAGTTTATAATACAAAATTGAGTTTCTCCGGATAACCGGTTTTATAATTATAGTAATTAACCTCTTCTTTGCTAAGCAAATTTTTCACGGCTGCAATATGAGCCTGTGTAGTATTGTAGCAATCAAGAGCGTATAATTCTAATTGGTCAAGCATATTTAAAGCGTCATTTACGGGAATTACATACTTCTCCGCATTGTACCACAAAGTAGTATATACCCGGCCCGCTTCTTTTTCTATGTTTATTGAGTTGACTAATCCTACACGGGTGTCTTTATCCAGCCATATTTGTTTTCCGTCCAGCGTCAAGGAGTTTACAGCATCCGACTTGTCGTAAGCGTTGATCTCTGCGATCTTTATCTCTTTCAATTCATCAATGGTGTACTCATGCTCAACCAATACCGGGTAACCGCTTTCGTTCTCCTTGATTTCTTTTCCGGATGATTGACCGTCAAGCAATTCCTGCCAGTACTCCACCGATATTTCTACTGCTCCTTCTTGTGGTTTATCATAGAAACCATTTTTCCAATATATTTTTCCCATAATATTACCTCCTTATTTCCATCTACCAATTGCAAACCATGTAAAATTCCAGCTAGTCCAAACAATAGCCGGAGTTGAATTTATTCCACGGGTGAGAACTCTACAATATGATGTATATTTACCATTAAGGTCATACCCCGGAGCATATATAAAAGATTCACCTGTATTATTTACTGCTCCAGTGAAATAAATGTTATAATCAGTATTATAGAAACTGGTAGGAAAATACAGATTAATTGCCCCCCCGGTTGCTCCGACTCTTGTCCCCCACTGTATCAAAAGTCCATTATTGAACTTGGCATAACCGTTTGCTCCCAAAGAAACCGTCATAGCGTTGGAGAGGTCTGCTTTAGCCAAGTTGGGTATCATTGCCAATAGTTCTTCAATCCTAGCTCCCGAATATTGACTGTTATAATCACTCATAGAACTTACTCTTTATAACGTTAAACGTACTGCCGTCAGACAGTATAAACCGTCCTTCGGTCACTGCAAATGCCTGTCTTTTCCCTTCTTGAGATACCGTAGTAGAAACGGAAACTGGATTATTGCCCTTAGTAGTCGAGAACACGACAGTTTGTTGCCTGTCCAATCCTTCATTGGCAACATCGCTCATTACGCTTGCGGCTCCATTAGGGCCGGGCGTAATGACAATGTTTCCTTCTCCTTCCTTCCAAGGTACAAGTATATCCATTATGCGGCAGTCCAAGAAGTGTTAGACGTAACAGCAACGGAAACAGCTGAACCGTTTTGAGGAATTGTAATTTCTGTTGGGGAAACGGATAGTTTTGCGTCTCCTGCTGCCTGTTTGATTGCAATCTGTACAGCCTGACCACCGTTTGCGGTTACTTTTAATGTTCTTACAACTTCTTCAATAGTTTCATTTGCTGGGAATTCAAGTTCTATGGAGAATGGGAACTCTGCTGTAGCACCTGGGTCACCTGTGATGCTAGCCGCATTATCTGTCTGTGTCCCATTCGCACTATATTTCGCTGGAATGGGAACATCTGATACGCTACCCGCCCATGCAAAGGTCAGCTTTTGAGAATTAGTCTTACCTTCAACTGTGACAGTCCCGGCAGCTTTGGGCGCAGACATTTCCGCTCCGTTATCAAAAGATGCAAACTCGGATTTAGGAGTTTGAGTTACTTTATAAGTTGCAGGAGTAGATACTCCGACACCCGTTATTGTCACCGTACCGGTTCTAGCTGTACGACCTGTATGAGCACTTGCACTGTTTGCAATTGTCCCATTTCCGCTTCCAGTTGAAGGGTTTAAATTTAACCAACTAGGCTTTGCCATAATTCAAATCATTAAGTAATTAAACAATAAAATTTTATTCTTTTGTTGCTGTGGTCCATACCACATTTGACAATACATCTACGTTATCTTCAAAGTTATTGGAGGGCATCAACCAGATGTAATCAGGCTCTACTCTCAAATAAGCATCTTTGCCAACGTCACAGACAATCCCTACCGACACTTTAATTGAACGGCTGGGATTTACAGAGACATTTATCCCAGACAAAGGAGATGTGCCCACCTTTATTCCTTTCGAGGCTTCTATGTTAACCCGTATGCATCCCATATTATACAATTCTTATTCCGGTTGCCGACTTGTCTACCTCCGGTCTTATTCCTCCTTCATAATCAGTGTCAGGAAGATAAGCCGTGGTTTCTATCCAAATTTCTCCCCTCCCTATGATGTTGGTATCAAGGAAACAAGTATAGCTGTTCTTATCATTACGTACCATTTCCGACTTCTTGATCGTCTGGGAATTGAGAGTTACAGAGAACTTGCATTCGAAATCTATGTCATCCATTGTCAAGCCCGAAGGTAGTTCAATAGATACTGCTAATTTTATGATCGTTCCTTTTGCTACCATTGTTTTCAACTTATTTATTCTTCTTGTGATAGAGCATTGCTGACAGCTATTCGATCAATGACACGAGTAAATAACTGCGTATACTTTTTTAGAGATTTAGCTTGTTCAGGGGATATATCAACTTCTCCTTTCCGGTATATATCTTGAGCAAGATTAAATTCTCCAAGATCACCTGTATTTTGATAAATCGCATTTCCGAATGCTTTAGATACATCGACGGTACTCTTGTTCCCTTCGAGATCGGTTAATTCTATTTTTCGAAAGTCTATTTTCATAATTATTATTGATATCTATAGCTAACTATATAATAATGTGAGGAGCAATATCTAAGCAAAAGGGTATTTCCTCTTCCCAAAGAAATTGCTCCATTTGAATCCAACTCTGGGCTAAGGACTTCTCCTGCATTGTTTAACAGTCTACCATCAGATGAACCTTTTAAGGTAATCCGATGAGCTGTGGTTGGGTTCCATGTAATGACAATACTTAAGAGAAAAGAGACATCATTATTTATTCCTAAATTACTTCTTCCTGGTAAAACCATTCCTAAGTTAACAACAGACTGACCATTAAACACAAAATTATGAGTCCTTTTTATAAAAGTGGTAAGCACATCTGTATAGGCTTGCCCTATATATCCATCTTCGAATATTGCACGTTGTCCTATGCCGTATATGTTACCATCGTATTGGATTGCTGTTTGCTGTGACCAGCCTAAATCGTCTACAGCCGGACGGAATTTTGCATAAACGGCAGTACCAGAATCTACTTCCGAGCTTGTAAAATCAAATCTTCCTAAGCATGACATTCCCGAAGAAAGTGGAAACACATTAGTTCCAATCCCAGCCCATGATTTTTCATCTGAAAATTTAATGAAATCTTTGTATAGGGATAATCCTTCATAAGCATTGTTATGATTGGGATCATCAACACCGATATGTGTATCAGATATTTTAAACCCGGCAATTGTTCCCTCTACGGCTGCTAGTTTCTTTACGGTCAAATTATCAACATCAATAAACTCCGTCTTTATCTTGCCGGCTTCTATGAAAGTCTTTCCGCCTACGTTTATTCCACCGGTTTCTGGAAGAGATATTTTACCGTCAGATGTTAGCTCGACACCTGTAACATTATGCTTAATAGAGCCTTCAGTCATTATCCAGCCCTTCGTTTTATCTAAGTTTCCAACAAATATTCCGGAAGAACCGAGAACATCAATCGTCGCATTCTGCGCAAGAAGGACGTTTGTTGCTATGTTCTCGAACTCGCTGAACTCTTCCCACTTTGTTGAGTCAAAAGAAGTTGTAGACGTATGCGTGATCTTACATAACTTGTTCTGACCGTCATAGATTACTGTATCTATGAATGTCTCATTGTTATAATACTCGGTATTGGCTTTCCATACTCCACGGGGACGGAGCATTGCACCGGGTAACCCTGTTTTTCCTTGGCTTCCAGTGATGCAAGCCGGATCGCTTTCCCATGTCGAACCATTCGTATAAGTTACCTTTGTTTTAGTCCATAGGTACTTACCATCCTCCCATTTGGGAGACGTTGTAGACCACGCTCCGCCTTCCAATGATGAAGAAGAGGTTGACAGGTAAAACAAAACATCAACGGCACTTATCCCTACGCCATCGTTTCCGCTTGGTCCCTTTCCACCTGTTACACATACCGGATCTGTCTCTGTATATGTATTGTTAGTGTAGGTGATAACTACACGTGTCCAGATGTATTTGCCATCCTGCCATGCCGGAACAGAAGTCTGCCACGATCCACCGGTAGGCGTGCTGTATGATGTAGACAGGTAATATTGTTCGGCAACACTCTTGACTCCGATCCCAGTTTCACCCGTGGAACCGGTAGAGCAGATAGGGTTAGTGGTTGTTGATGTGCTGTCTGTATATGTTATTACTGATCTAGTCCAAATATATTTCCCATTTTCCCATGTCGGAGGCGTTGTGCTCCATGAACCACCAACCAAAGAATTAGAAGAAGTAGACAGATAATACTCTTCGACAATGCTTGATATTCCCCTACCATCATCCCCTGTATTACCTTTACCTCCGGTGATACAAGCGGGATTGGTTTCAATAGATGAACCGTCTGTATATACCACTTTGGTTTTGCTCCAAATGTATTTCCCATCTACCCAAGTTGGTGAGTTTGTAGACCATGAACCACCGGAAAGGGAGGTTGAAGAACTGGATAGGTAATAAAGGACATCAACGCTCTGTACGCCTTTACCGTCTTTTCCATCCTGTCCATCTTGCCCATCTTCCCCTTTAGAAATAACCTTCAACCAATCAGTAGAAGAATCTGATGGCTCCTGCGTAGTCGTAGATTCAATGCAAATCCATGTGCTTCCGTTGTGGGTTACTTCGTCATAATACCAATACGTTCCGGATTTCCATTCACCCTTAAAAACCGGAACCGGTACTTCCGTCACACCGTCATTTGAAATCTGCTTGATCGTACCGGTCATGTAGATTCTGTTAAGATATGCACTATGTCCGGTCATATCCATTCCAAACAGTTTCAGGTTAGACAGGTCTCCCAACTGCATGGCAATCATATCCTTTGTGATCTCCCAGTTGTTTACACCCTTAAGGAAACGGATATAATTCTGCGTGGAATAGCTGGACTTCTGGCGTTCCGCATTGGTGAAGTTACCGTAGCAAACAAAGTGCATAGCCTTTTGAGGATGGTAAGTATATCCGCTGCGGAGAACGTATTTAAAAGAACCATTATCCAGCTTTTCGGTGATCCGGAAATAGGTTGTCTGAAAGCCTGTGTCATTGTTAAAGTTAGCCTTGCAAATATCATCCACTTCAACTGCTGTAACCTCGCCCGGTTCAAGCTTCAGGTAAACGATGCTGTTCTCTTCGTCCACTGATTCGATTATACCGCCTCCGGGTGCGTTCCATTCCTCACCCGTGATAACTGATACCCGGTTATATCGCAATTCCGGCACTTCAAGGAAATCACGTAGGCGCAACGACTTCGCATCTATATCACCGGCTGGGGTTATCAGCCAGCCAAGTAACTTTTCAGCATAATCAACAGAAGATATATTGCCGGAGAAGGCGGCATTATTGGCTGTAAGCTTATCAAGCACCTTTACAATATTGCTGCTCAATTCTGTTGCAGTTATCGTGTCCGTTACAATACCTTTGGTAACGTTAATGCCGTTCAGGAATGAAATAAGCCCTAGTGCTGTATCATCTTTCGTCTTACTTATAGCATAAGCTATAATCTCCTGAAGCACTCTTTTTGCAGAGAATACGTTTCTGTCAGACGGGATTGTCTTGTCATTAACCCCAATAACATATACACTGATTCCACCACCTCCGACAGCAGAGCCGGAATAGGTTTGTCCCTTGTAAGTAAGGGAATCAAGCTTGCTCTCTATCTCTCCGATACGAGAATATGAGGCAGTTTCACCGACTGTATAAATCGGATGATCGTAAGGAATATCCAGCGGCCACTCGAAACCGATTATTCTTGATTGTCTGCCTTCCGGGAAAAATGCCTTATTTATCAGATTGATCTTAGCCCCGACTTCGTATGTACGGATATTACCCTTATTGTAGATGAAATCAGCATCCATCTCACAATCGTAGGTGGACGGGTCAATCATGGATTTCTTTACGTATTCCTTTGCCTTTTTGAGTAGATTCTGCTCTGCGTCCGGCAACATCTGTTCGGAGATGTATGCGGTATCAAAGCCGTAAAGGATATATGTGTCTGCGGGGACTTCTTCACCGTCCTCCATGTGTGCGGTTTGCGGATAAAGAACATCATCCGGAAGAAAGCGACCGTAATCCTCATTGCGGACAATTTCGAAGGTTGTTCCGGTGTTATCGCTTTCTACAATATTGATAGCAAAGTCCATCCCGGCAAGCTTGCCAGTTTGGAATATCATGTGAAGTTCCTCACCATCCAGCCTAAAATCTTCTGTAAAGTTCTTCAGTCCCGTATCTTTGAAATTATAGATCCGATATTCCTTATCGTTATCGTCTACCTTTTCATCGTGGCTGACACTGGATATTGTGCCCTTGTATTGGGGATATTCATCCTCAAATATAACGATCTCTTCGATTGCTTCCTCTTCTGGCATTTCCACGTTATCCGGATCATTATAGCGTTCATCTCCGATATTGATACGTTCACCGGTCGGGCTGTATTTATAAGCATCTACATAAGAAATACCCTCCGGGAGCATAAGACGTTTCTGAACAACTCCGTTAAGGGTCATTTCCTTGTCATCCTTACTGAAGTAGTTATCGGGGACTTTACCGCTTATGATGTTGTTAATGGTGTACCGATTACCTAAAGAGGCGGTTACACCTTCCGGTAACTGGATAATGTTTGCTGCGTCACCGGTTAAAAGGTCGGGATTGTAAACAGCAGCAAAAGTCTGTCCGGCATTTGCACCGGAAAGGAATGTTACGGAAGTCGTTGCAGAAGAACCGCCATACACGTTAATATCGTATGTTACATACGCCTGAAAAGTCGATAACAGCTCGGAAGAAGCTGGAGCTGGTACGTGAACGTATACCCTTACTTTTAAATCAGAACTGTTTTTGTCGATAACCAACGTGTCGGGAACCTGTATTTTAGACACAATCTCATATTGTTGATTTTGGGCTAATGAAACGGTCTGATTACCAATAATCACCTCTTTTGATTCCCCGGAAACATTATAGATATATGACGCCTTCAATATATAATCTCCTGCCGGTAGAAAAGCACGGTTCCCTATTTGCGGAACGGCTGTTGATATATTGATTGAAATTCCTCCCGAAACAACTTTATAAGAACCACCCTTGGCTGATGAAGCTAAAGTCTTATCAAGCGTCCATTCTGTATAAGAGGGAGTAAAAGGACCGCTGCCTTCGTTGCTACTAGCGGTATAGTTTTCCTTATATGTAACTCGTGACGGAAAGTAGTTTATTTTGAGCGGCCTTGACGTGTCGGATATATTACGTCCATTAACCTCTTTTACGTCGAATATCAAATCTTTCCGGTAGCTGGAAGGAATGTTACGGGTAGAACCGAAAGCGTAGATACGGGTCGCATACGTGGTCTGGCTGTCGCTGCGTGTCATGCTGTTGACATTCACATTTTCTGTGTCTGTCAAGTCACCGGCTTTGAAATCAACAGGGGAACTATATTCACAACGTCCGAAATGAATAACGTGCTCTGTTATCCACCATTCACACTCCCATGTCTCCGCCATCTGTGTGAGAGCGTCGATCAGATTCACGTTATCGTAGGAAACGAGCTTGGAAGTGTTTTCCACTGTGCTGTCAATCTCGTATGTAAACTCTTCCTCTCTGAACTTGTATCCGAGTGCTTTCAGGTTATCAAGAAAGACTTTCAAATGCGTGTCAAGGGTAGCGGTAAGATTCCATGCGGCTTCGCGTCCGGTGGTTTCCGGTGTATAGAAAAACTTCTTGTTCTTCCATTTCCAGTAATAAGCATCAAGGCGGAGTTCGTAGTCGTATTCACCTGTCGTTGTATTGTAGGTAGGCTTATACAGGTCTACAAGCTCGAATATTCCCAACTCATTGTCTACGTAGTCGCCTAGTTTGAAATAAACCGGATTGGAAAGGCTAAATAGCAAAGTGATATAATCTTCCTGCATCAAAAGGAAGCGTCTCTTCGCCCCCTCTTTAATAGGAGTCGAAAAGCGAATGTTGCCGGATATGTCTTTGATGTCTACTGATTCCATAACACACCAAAGTTCGGAGATAAAAGAAAGAGTACCCAATTTTGGGCACTCGCATATACGACAATGAAATCAATGTCGTAAATTAGGTCCTTAAACTCGGGTTTGGTTCACAAAACTTCATTGAGCATTTACCAAAAGTTCTGTCTAAACTCTGCGCATAGGTGATACTTTTACCTAAATAAATCAAGTGATAAATGTCACTGCTGTTAGCTGGAATCTGAATATCAATCACACCTTTGTATAATTCTTCAAAAAAAGCCCTTTTTTTTGCTTGATAATCAGATTTAGAATTGCCTTCTATGGTAAAAGAGAGCGTTATTTCCCGTTCATCAATTTTGGGATTATTAATTATTACACGTTTTCCATGTTCTAATCGGGATTTATTTTCAATAAATTCTTTCATAGGTAATGATGCACCAAGCACATCAAGGAATTTATCTCCCATTCTTACACCCCAAGTCTTGTAAGCATCTCTACCATTTATTAATAAATCTGCCATAACCATTTATTTTGTTGATAATCCTTTGGTATTGTTTTTAACTTCCGCCATATCCTTCTGCATTTGCTGGATGGGTTTTATTATTGCTCCGGTATTTTCGGAGATTTGAACAAGTTCGAGATATGAACTTGCTATCAAATCACGTGTGTCATCGGCTATATTTCTCGTTTCCGTATTTATGGAAATAAGTGTATCCGCTTTCATCGTTAGAATATTTAATGATTGGGATTGAGTTATACTTTGATTCTTAATTTCTTCTCCGGCTATTTGCAAGGCGGTGAAACGCCCGTTAAGCTCGTCGATTGAATCCTGTGACGCAGTGGCAAAGCCTTTCTTTGAAGCTTCTTGGGATGAAGAGGAAGAACCACCAACAATGGCATCAATATTCTTTGCTTCTTCTGTAGCAGCTTTTATAATATCATTCCAATCTTTTCTAAGATCGCTTATCTCTTCTGCTGTTAAATCAAGTTTTCCGTTTTCGTCACTATCAGCCAAAAGGGTATATTTTTTATAAAACTCTTGTGCTTTACCTCTTAGTTGGTCTATAACGAACGATTGTAATAAGGCGTTGCGCATTATCTCTTCAAAATCTTCTCCAAAATCTGCGATTCCTCTTTTTCCTCCTTTTAATCCTTCCAGTATTGCTTCTTCGAGACCTTGTGAAGTCGTTTGAAATAAATCCTCATTTAAAGTCTCTTCTAGCTCCTTAGTCTGGTCGTTGAGCTCTACAAATTTGTCAATAGCTTGTTGCATCCATTCCGGTAACTTAGACCAGATGTCGGCATTGCTTTTCATCGCCCAAATCGCTTCCTCTGATATGAGTTTGTTTTGTAGATCATATCCTCCATTAGCTTGTATGAAATCAAATATTTCTTTAGCTTGCGGACCTCCGAAGGCATATTCAGTCATTTTGCCAGCAAACTTACCACTTTTAAAAAGTTGAGCAAGCCCAAATGTTACAGCATCAACATCACCAACAGGCATAGATTTAACTATGTCCCTGTATGCCTTCTCTCTGGCTTTTTCAAGTGTTGTTAATGATTGGGTAGCTGTTGCAAAATAATCATTTCCTGCGGCTTCTTTGAGCAACTCCAGATAACGTTCTACTTGATAATTTATAGAATCCCAATATCCTTCCTGTCTACGTTGATATTCAATATTTCTTTCTTGTTCTGCTTTTGTAGAATCAAAGGCATTCATTACAGTACCCACTAATGTAGTTATGATCCCAACAATTCCGCTAATGCCTTTCACTGTGTCACCGGCAGACTTTTCACCAGTTTTGCCGAATACTTCAAATGCTGTGATGCCGTCATTTATAATATCTACCGCTTTTTGGATGCCTTCTCCCAGTTCATCGGAAAAAGTAGTTCCAAGAGAAGATAGAGAGGACCCTAATGTTGAAATATTACTCTTTATAGATTCGCTAGCTTGTTCCACATTACTCCATGAAGTAAAGGCTCCCTGTTTATCCCCTTTCTTTATTGCTTTCTGATACTTTTCATATTCTTCTTTCAATGTCTTGAAAGGGTTGCGAGCTATAAGGTTTTGGCGAGCATTATTTATGGTATCCATCATAGCTTTCATATCTGTAGCCGACAAGTTTGTAGTCTTGACAAGTTGTTCAGCATCAGATAATAATTGTTCAAGCATATCTGTAGGTAATGCATCAACATCTCCCATTAACATTTTCCAAACGCCAGAATCTTCGATTTCGCTTTTTGAAATAGAATCTATAGTTTTCTTACGCTGTTTTTCTAGTTCTTTTAGGGCATCTTCATATTGTTTCTTTTCAGAATCGCTTTTAGCTTTTGCTAATCCGTCCCTAAGTTTCTTTTCATCGTCTTGATACTGCTTCTCTATAGCTATGCGTTGAGCTGAATAATCACGATATTTATCTAGTATGGAATTTAATTCCTTACTTACATCGGCTATATCTTTCTCTCTTTTATTTTCAGCATTGGTATAACGAGCGGAAATTTCAATAGACTGCTCCGAAGTCAACTTTCCACCCTGTCTTTCACTCAAATCTTTTTCTTGTTTCTTGATGGCGTCAAGTTCTTTTTGATAGTCAAGGTCAATCTGTTTTAGCTTTTTCTCTGTGCCTTCCTTCATAAGATCTATTTCCGCCTGTTGATTTTGGCGACGGAGAGACAGAAGCTCTTCGGCTGATTTTTGTTGGTCTTTTTTTTGCTTTTCAATAGCTTTTTCTTGTTTAGATAAAGCATTGCCAGTGATACCTCCTAAATCTTTGTATGCTTTTTCGGTAGTTTCTTTTTGCTTTTTAGCTTCTTCGTATTGCTTTGAAGTAAATTTAGATTTGTCCTTTTCTATTTCAGATAGTTTCTTTTTGGCATCCTCCCAGTCCTTCTTGGCTTTTTCGTAATCTTCTTTGTAAGTGGTAGAATGTTTCTTTTCTGCCAATGCGCTATTTATTAAAGAAACAATACCCTCCAAGTCTCCACCTTTTACCATCATTCCATTTACGGCAAAACCGTTGCGTTTGGAAGCTGATGATTGAGCGAGTTTCAATTCGGCTTCAAGTTTTTCTTTGGAATAGTTTTTTAAATTAGCTTTGTAAGAAGTTATATTATCTTCTAATACATCTTTCTGATACTTTTTTAAAAGCTCGGCATTTTTCTCCATTTGTTCACGTACCTGCACATAGGACTGTTTACTAGAAAACATTTTCCATATCTTCCTGTCAGAATCAGACATATTCTTCCGTAAATCGGGATTGTCAAACAACTGCAAATATCTCTGCTGGTTGGCAACTGTTTGTCTTAGAGTTCCATAATCATCCTTTTTGCCTTGAATGGAACGCTTTGAATCTTCCTCGTTTATTTGTTGCTTTAGCTTTAAAATATCTTCTAATTTCAGTTTCTCAATATCGTATTTTTCAAAAATCTTTGGGTATTCCTTACGAAGTTCTTCTAAAGATTTCTGTCGGGTAAGAGTGCCCAAGCTCTCATCTCGTGCCGCTGCTAGGAGTTCTTCTATTTTCTGTTTGTGTTCCTGTTCCCTCTTTGAAGCAGTTGCTTTTATATCATTGTATTCCTTTTGGGCACGTGCGGCAGCGGTTGTGCTATCAGACACCGTCCACATTGCTACACCCAACCCAACAACTACTGTAGCTAATGCCACATAAGGATTGGTTAACATGGCTGCATTCAAAGCTAGTTGTGCTTTTCGTGCTAATATGCGGGCGTTAGTAAGTCCAATTTCCACAAGTGTATGTTTGCTTTCGGCAGCAGTAACAAGCATCACAGCAGTTCGATATGTACCATAAGTAACCACTAATCCAGTCAATACTTTACCTACCGTTTCATAATTCTGAATTAACGAAGTAGTCATCTGAATACCGTCCATGATAACACCTTCCGATTTCTGCCCCAATTCATTAAAGGCTGCATCCATAGCGTCTTGCATCATAGACAGTTGTCCATTAATGGTTTTTGAAGCATTCTCGGACATCTGATAGAACTTACCACCTGCGGAAGTTGCGTCAATGAATGCCTGCTGTACCATTTCAGCCGAAATAGCTCCCTTAGACATTTCATCTTTGAGAGTCGCAATAGATTTACCAGTCTTTTCGGATATGATTTGCAGCGGATTAAATCCGGCATTGATCATTTGGTTAAGGTCTTGTCCCATCAGCTTGCCGGCAGCGGACATTTGGGAGAAAGCTAAGGTAAGAGAGTTGAATCTTTGTGTATCTCCCATAGATACATCGCCAATAGCTTGGAGGTAACGGGGGACTTTTTCTGCTTCGATGTTAAACCCTAGCATCATCTGCGTTGCTTTCGTCACATCAGAAAACTCTAATGGAGAAATTTTTGCATACTCACGAACTTGGGTCATAAGCATATCAGCCTTCTCTTTACTACCCAACAAAGTTTGAATAGCCGTGTCAGCAGCTTGAAACTCTCCGCGGACACGAATCATTTCAGAACCTAATGCTTTCAGTGCGCTAGCACCACCAATAACCGCCAATGCTTTCTTCCAAGAAATTGCAATGCCATTGTTTTTTTCTACAACCTCTTTGGCATTATCGTTGTAAAGGGCGTATTCGTCACGGAGCTTTTTCACAGAAAGACGAGCTTCAGCTTGTTGCTGGGTAAGTCCGAACAAAGCTGCCTTTTCTTCATCTAAGGCTTTGCGAGCAGCATTGTATTCTTCCAGCTTACCAGTTGCAGATAGAGGGTTACGCTTTAGTGCTATGCGATATGATTCTCCTAGGCGCTTTACATCAGCTTCAATATCTTTAACTACTGTCTTTTGAGTAATAATCTTTTCTGTGAATCCGTTAACAGATTGAGAGGCATCAAAAATTTTCTTTTTAAATCCCATTTCCATTTCAGCTCCGGCTTTAGTAGCATTAGTCACCAATTCATCCAACTTTTGATTGGATACAGCAAGTTGGGTATTTAGAGTTTTGAAGGTAACAGGGGATTGTGTTCCATCCACATTTTTCAACTCCTGCTTTAGTTTAGCTATTTCACTACGGAGTCTTACGACTTCTTCCCAATCACTTGCGACTTTGAAATATAACTTTGCCATACTTATTTCTTTTTTCTACGATTCGCTAATTCTTTACCACTGATTTTTTTTACTTTTTGACCGCCATAAATAGCATGGAGTTTATCTCGTTGCATCATTAAAAGGTTTCTATATGGAATGACCTCAAACACTTCCGTATAGCTTAAATGGAGAGTGTCAACCAAATGGGCTATTTGCCCGAAGAACGTTGCGTTTCCTACTGTTTCGGTCTTGCTGCCAGCATCGACACGTTCTTCATCAAGCTGACACACTGAAAAGCCGATATATCCATCATAGAGAAACATATTTCCAAAACTTCTTTGATTTCATCAAAGGTTCCGTTTTCCAAAGCCTTAGCCATATTCTCATTACCACAAATAAAACAGGAGATACCTTTCAGCATATCATCTGTGGCTCCGGGAAGTTTCTTGATAGCTTCCATGATGTTGTCACCTATCATCCCAATATTGGAAAAATGATGAATAGCACTACAAATAACTTTGATTGTGGGCGGCTTGATTGTATAAACAACTCCACCTATTTCGACATTCTTAAAATCCAGCCCTAAAAGGGCATCAGAAACGATTTTTGCTGCTTGATTCATTATTCTAAATTGAAACAAGGGTGAAGCGAATACCACCACCTCACCCTTGCTGTTTACAATCGTTTTACCTCAAAATGTTACGCCACTGGCATCAAGGCTTTGATAGCTTCTTCTTCGTAATTGTATTCAGAAGAAACGCCTTCGATTCCCGGTTCCTGAACCATTCCGCGTACTGCAATGGCAATTGCTTTGTCCGTATTAGCTTCACGGGAAATAATGCGGCATTTCGGGAAGATAAACCATACATCATCATCAGTCAGACAAAACAATGCTTTGTTGACGATAACTTTGTCCAAGGCACGCTTCCATCCGACATCTTCAGATGTTGCCTGAATAACATCGCCACCCATGAACGCTTTCTTTGTCTTCCAGTCATACTGTCCGATAGAGAAAGAAGGGGAGACTTCTCCCGGCACATCATCGTAACGGTAATTCTTTCCTGATAACTGATTCTTATATCCGGTGACAGAGGCTTCCGTTTCCTCAATCTGCCACGTTTCCCCATGTACATTCAAGACCTCATCTTTCGCCTTAATAGCGGCTTGAATCAAAGTCTTTGCGATTTCGGGGGGAATGTCTGCCGTTACCTTATCAATGTCGGCAAACAAGATTCTTTTAATTCCTACTGCTGAAATCATAATTTTATAGTTTTACATTTAATACTTCAAATAAAATTCTCACATTCACATAATGACACTTTAAAGCTGTATCCGCTTCTATACTGATAGATTCAATAGAGTAACGATAGGTTGTACCATCATAGGTGCTTACTACATCATCAAACAGCTTGCCAGCCTTTCTTTCAAGTTCATTCAAACGGATAGTATTCGCTTCATTCTCGCTTAAATCAGGTACACAAAGATTCACTTCTGCGAAAGACTTCTTCCAATAAGTCCCCGGCTGTTGCTTCTTCGTGTGAATGACAATCCTTTCGGACTTCAATTCACCCGTCAGCGTTTCCCCTGCTGGTGCTATACCTATCCCGAAAGCCTTGCAATCCCGATAGAGAATGTTTCCTATGTCAGTAGTTACTATCATTTCACAATCTCCCAATCTTCTGCAAACACATCACTGATGGATGGAACCCACGAATCTGCACGTCCGGTATTCTCGTTGTAGATAAGGCATTGGCTTGTATAGTCAATAAAACCCTTGCCTTTCAGAATAAGGTCTTTTGCTGATTGCGGAAGAGATTGCATCTTGGGGATAATGTCGCTTTCTATATGAGCCGGAATTTGCTTGATAACAAATAACCCTTTGCCGTTCCAGCCCTTTCTACGGATAGCGCCACCTTGTTTCAAAACTTCTATAGCATCACCGAAACAGATAGGGGTTTCTTCCTTGACTTCTCGATATGATTCTTCAAACAGTTCTTTGGGTGACCAACTTTCATAGCCATATTCAGTACGAGTGTGATATCCCAGTTTATAAGACTCATTCTCTTCTATTTCACTTTTTACCAAGCCTTTACTGTAAGCTTCACCCAATGTCATAGGTTCGGCTTCAATCTGTTTTGTTCCTATATACTTTTTCATTTTTCAAATTCTTCTTTTAATCGTTTCTCCGCATATAGAGCGGCACCACTTAAAACATCATACCCTTTAGATTCCACGAATGAGGCGTATTCCGCTTCATTTTTCAGAGTTAAACCGTCTTTATCGACATCGTAATCATTGGACGTTCTCAAAGTCAATGTATGGTCTTTATAATTGCCGTGTTCCTCTGCATGTTTCACAGCTTCATCACCTACATCAATCATCTTCTTTTCAACTTCCCATTCTCCTTCATTGAAAAAAGAATCGACATCGGAAAAATCGAAATCTACATCCATAGTTCCGAATAATTAAAGTGGTTTGTACTCTTAACCGTGTAAACCTCACCTTGACCTCTCACATCAATATCTTTGGTAATCGAAGTTATAACAAGAGTTCCTTCACCCATATCCGTTGTAGTGGCTTTCAACCCTCTATCCCATATAGCTCTAACTTCATCCCCTGCCTTGACAGTGATTCTCTTCTCACACACTACATGGTAGTTTGGACGATACACAGAGCCGTTTTCTGACCTAAACTCTTTGGTAGTGTTATCGTCACAACGGCACTTGCATACCTCCTGCCAGTATTCACCGCCTGTTCCGGGAATGGGTCTGCCGAACTCATCCTTATCCATTGGGGTGATAACCTTTATCTGCAATATGTGTGGAGCAAATATCATAAGAAAGTACATTTAGGCTTGTTACTTAATTCGTCTTTCAATCCGTACTGTTTACACAGAAATGAATAGTAGTCCTTAATACCCTGAATGTTCCAAGACATAGAGAAGCCGTTTTCGCTGATTGAAGTGGCACGGAGTAGGAGAGAGGGGATGAACTTCGCAATTGCCACAGAAACGATATTGTAGGATTCCTTATTCATTTCATCCTCTCCGCTAATCTTCGCGTTCAGACACATATCCAAAAGATCAGTTTCTGATAAGTGAATACTGAAAGACTGAAATCTTTGCTGTATGTAGTCATTCACTGTCATTTTAATTATGGTATAATCAGTCTGCTGTATGCAGTGTAGCTATAATGCGTACAATACTTCGATTTGTAAATATATCGGAACGGACACTTAGGAACTGAAATTTGTTTTCCTTGCATTGCCGTAATAGTCGCTGGTTGCATCGCCGGACTATCTGTAATCATAAAGATTGGTTGTGGAACTGACAATACAACGCAATCAGTCGGAGCAGCTTCTAAGGTGAAAAACTGAATAGGTGACAAACCAACATCAACCGATGGGGCTACGTATTCACACTCGAAAGATTCGACGCTTGATGCCTGTACGCTCAAGGAGACCAAAGACATCATTAAAAAGCCACATATGGCAAAAATAAAATTCTTCATTTCTTTATTGAATTATAAGTTACATAATGGAAGGGTAGGAGTACTACCCTTTTTATTTAATATCTAACACTTCTTTCAGTTTGGAAGTCGTTTCTTCATCCAACTCTGCAACCTTACCCAAAAGAGTCTCTTCTTTCATGTTTCCGGCTGCTTGAACACCGATAGATTTCAGAGCATCAACCAAAATCTTTTTCTCAAATTCCTTTTCAAAGAGGGATATTTTGATCTCCTTCTTTTCTTCAGAAACTTTCACTTCAACCCGTTCGCCAAGTTTGCGGTTTTCTATATCCAATACACGGGATTCTTCGGAAATTTCAATCACCTCTCCGGGATTGTAATACTTACCAATAAACTTATCACGGAAAACAGATATAACCTTTACTTTCATATCCTCCTCCTTATGCTGATTGGATTGATGCAATTTCGCTCAAATCGAAATTGGTGATCAAATCCGGATTGGTAATTTGTGGAATCCATTCTGCCGTATATTCCATATAACGACCGTTTTTGTCACGGTAGTTGGATATAAGCATCTGTCCCTCTGATGGAACATAAGTACGCCCTGATACTGGATCTGTCGCTTCATACGGGGTATGATGGCGCATATAACCTACTTCATCACCGTTAAGCAAGGTGATACGGTTGTCTGCATAAATCTGCACATTCTTTCCTGTCTGGTCTTTCACGTAATCCTCTTTGATTTCGATACGTGGCAGACCGATACCAGTAAAAACTTCAGAAGCCAACGAAGAAGAAATCAAACCGGTACTTAATTTCATTTCGTTAGTGCCGAGAATCATCTTGTACTGTTCGCCAAATTCAGAAGAGCCAAGTACATTCTTGTTGAAGGTTGTACGTGTCATAATCATCTTGGCATAAGCGCCAAAGTCTGGAGCTAGGGAATGTAGTTTCTCTCTTAAATAAGAGATGAACATATTCTTGCCATCAACAATTATATCTCCAGCTGTAGGCTTAACAAAATTGAACGGAAGGGTAATTTCCAGCAGCTTATTGTTGGTCTGACCGGAAGTTATTGCAGCATCCTTATTGTAAACGGTGGCTTCACCAGTCATCAACAATGCACCGACAATAATATCCATACGCTTGTGAGCTGCAAGAGTAATCTGACGGTAGTCATCTGCCAGGAAGTTTACTATTTCTTCCAATGCTGTATTTTGGTCTGCCGGTTTGGCTTGATTGAACTTGTCAATCAAATCTTGCAATTCAGATAGACGGTCAATAGACATTTGATATGCATCGCCCAGATAGGCTATTTCACCATATCCAGAACCGATATTTTTACGTTCACGGATGGGCTTTTCACCGAAACGTGAGTTGATAGAACCGGCCATCACTCCAGTTACAGAGCCGATGTAGTCTTTGAACAGACGAGTAGTTACTCTGCGGAAAGTAAGATACTGCTGCCAATAGATTGTATCTTTACGCGTTTGGTTCACACGTCTGATGATAGCGGATACAATGTTCGCATCATCGAATAATGTTTGAATCGTTAAAAACATATCCTACCTCCTTACTCGTTAAATTCAAACCATCCCTTCATATTGGCTTTATCGTTCTCGGAAAACGGCATAACCAATTTTGAAGGCTCAATCTCTGCGGCTGTACGGAGCAGCGCAACTAACACGATACCATCTTCCACCTTTGTTCTTTCATACAAAGCGGAGTTTGAAACATACTTTTGTTTCAGCCCGTCGACTGCGGTTGCTTGGAAGAGAACCGCATCTTTGGCGATATTTTCACCGAAAGCAGCCTTGATAGTCAATACGTCGTAATTGGCATTAGACTTGTCAATAGCCGTCACTTCTGCGCCTTTAGTACCATTACCAATGAACATGCCTACATAGGCCAAAGAGTTCTTGGCTACTTTGATACTTGTACTGGAAGTATACTCTTCTACAACTTTCACATTGATTACCGCATAAGCAAACTTGTTTTTCAAGTCTGCGTAAATCGGGGTAAATCCGGGAAGGAAACTTCCCACTACCAGGTTCTGCGTGTCGAGTTTGAACGGGCCACGTCTACGAATACCGGTCTGGACATCGTAGCGTTCCTCTTGCTCAACGGGCGGAACCAAGTCATACTTAAATCCTGCTGACATAATTAATTCTTGTTTTGTTCAACAATAGTTTTCGTTCCCTCATCAATCATCTTAGCGATAGATTCAGATTCTTTCTCAATCTTCTCTTCCGCTGATTCGGGAGGGGTTACGCCCTTGAAACCGTCATTAGCGAACTCTTGCTTCAAATCCTTGAAATAAGAGTCTAAGTCCTCATCGTCCTTGATGGCGCACCTCTTGGCGTAGTTTTCGGGAATACCATACTCCTTAGCCTTGGCAAGAATTTGCTCCTGCCGGGTAGCTTGCGACTTCTCCGTCTCAAATTGAGCGATTTTATCGGAAAGCGGTTTTACGGCTGCGCTCACTGCATCGGCAATGATTTTAGCCATATCCGGTTGTTGTTCCGTAGTTTGCTGCTGCGTGGTAGTAGTGGTAGTCTCGACTGGCTTACCGTCTTTAAGGTTATGCCTCTTCTCGTAGTTGGTCACTGCTGTTTTTGAAGCATCCCCGGCACGGAAATCACCATAGGAATTTAACACGTCCGAAAAACCGATACCCTCAACAATGGAGTTTACCTTTGTCTCGTCCGTTACACCCTCTGCCTTTTTAGTGGCAATTCGGGTTAAGATAGCAGTGTCCACCCCAGTAAATTTCTGTTGTAGTCCTGCTAGGATTTGTTCTAAGATTGTCATACCGTATGAATTATTAAATTTGAAATTCAATTTACGGAAGTAAAAATACCACCAATGCAGATGATTAGTAAATATTTAAGCTTCCCATTCACGACAATGGATTGATTGTCGTGAATACGGTATAAAAGTAAGAAGGAAGGAAGAGGAGAGGGAATAATTGAATGGATGAAAAACAACAATTGGGGTATTGTTGGAAAATGGCATAAAAAAGGCGTGAAACCGAATGGAATCACACCTTTTTTATGAATTTAAAAGCTCTGAATTTATAAAGTTGCAGATTGTAGCTCTACTCCGATATTCTTTATGAAAAAATTATTTCAATCTCTTTGCCTGATAAGCTGTAATATAGATTTTGAAACTGATGTATGTATAATATTGGAATAAAGGAACACCCAAACTTCCCATCAGATGGAACCACATGGCATAGATAACCATTTTCTTTAATCATCACAAGAGGGCATTTACTTGTTTCTATTTCATAAAATTTCCGATAAAAGTTTTCCTGTGGAAATCCAAATAACTGTTGTTTTATGACTTTTTCGAATCCGCACTTCAAAAGAAGTTCTTCAGTGAGAGGAATACCACAAGCATTTATCTCAATACCTTCTATTGGATATTCAGGATGTAAGCCATAAGGTTGTACGACTATTCTATTATCTTGTAATCCAATAACGACATATTTACCGCCATTTTCATCTGTAATTACATTACCAATTCTTAATTCTTTAACGTTTATCATAACAATTACATAGCTGGAGTTAATTCAACATTCAATCCCAATGCGGAAGCGATACGGTAAAAAGTAGAAACTTTTGGTTCCGTTCTTCCTGTTTCAACACGGGAAATATAAGACTTATTAGTTCCGATCTTTGCAGCAAGCTCCGCCTGTGTCATATTAGCTTTCTTTCTGGCTTCCTCAATGAGTTGCCCAGTAAAGAAAGCATTAGCTCTATCTTCGGCAGCCTTACGCTCCGGAGTCCCTTCTTTGCCAAACGCAGCATCTAATTGCGCATCGACATCAAACATCTTTAGTTCTTTTTCGCTCATAATATTCTTTCTTTAGTTTTAATGCTTTATCAATTTCCCTATCAGGAGTTTTCTGTGTTTTCTTCTGAAAGCCATTGAATAAAATCACAATCTGTCCTTCATCAAAACAGAAGAAAATCCGATAAATATTACTTTGCCACTCAATTCTTAACTCAAACAGACCGTCTTTAATAGACTTCACATATTTATTGGATAGTCTATCTACGGTCTTTAACATGAGTAAACCGTATAGCACCTTTTCTTGAGCACCTTTGTTCAATGTGTCAAAAAAGTCTTTATAGTAGTTTTCGTATGCTATTATCTTTCTGTTCATACGGCAAAGATAGAGAATGTTTATCAGTTGAGCAACTTTTTGGCGAATATTTTCATCCCTATACAAAAATAGCGACAACTCCGAAGAATCACCGCTAATGTTCCATTTTTCTTATTTAAAAATTATAGACCTTGTAATTTTTCTGACCTAGAAATGTTTTTCTGTTCTATTTTTCTGATTTGCTTCATAAAAGCCTTACAAATGAGCTAACACAAATACCATCTCTTAGGCTTGATTCTTAGAATTAGGCTGTTTTCCTCCGATATTACTTCTTGATTGTACTTTTTCATTCTGTTCCTCCTTAATATCTTTAAGTTCTTCTTCAATGCGATCCGCGTTCCCAGCAAACATGATCCCCTCACGAGTTGACCAAATGCCACCACTTACAGCAGAAACAGCAGTATTTACCTTGTCGTTCAAATCATCAATCATATACGGAACCAAATCCGTTTCGATGTCGATAGTTTGGGATGCCTTGCTAAACTCGGTTGGATTGATAGAGCCTAAAGCGGAAACAATGAAATTTACTCTCCGTTGTAGGAACTCTCCGATAACTTCACCATGATTTTCTACCGCCATGTGTGCCCCCATGAACATAAAGCGGAAAGCAGTACCGGAAGCCTTACCCACACCTTTCAGCGTTTCAAAAGAAATACGTGGAGTATTGGACATATCATAAGCCATGTTAGTAAGCGTTTCTGCTTCAAATTTTACAGTATCTGGCACCTGATTCCACGTCAGATATTGGGCATCCGCACCTTCACCTGTAAGTTTGACCATTCTATCTTTAACCTTACCCATGAAACCCTCTACATCACCAATTAGCTTCAACAGTGGGAAGAAATGATAGTCTATGCAGTCGGCATAATTGGATAAAAGTTTCTCCAAGCGTATACGGAAGGTTTTTATCTTCTTGCAATAAGGTTCAGGACGGTAGGCATAGAGAACCGGCAGTTTGGGGAATCCGTGAACGAAAGAAATTCTTTCTTCATACCCTTTAGATAAATCCCATTGATAGACTGCTTTATCCGTGATAGTCATAAAGCAGGTAACTTCCGAATCATCCATGAGCTTTTTTTTGTACTCACGGGAGAAAGCAATCATCTTGCCTTCATCGTTGAAAAACGGATAAAGTTTATCCCCTCGGAATGGTGACCACAACACGCTTTTCAACTTCTTAGTAGGCTTTACCTTACCTCCAAAGGTGGTCTTCACTTTCTTCCAAAACTTCGCCCAGAACGAATCATCATCGGTCGCATACCAATACTCGGCTACCTCTTGCTCGGATAACCAGGAACGGACAATCTTCTTGTTCTGGTATTTGATTTTATTGGATTTGAATACAGCTTTGACCGCATCCAACAGCTTCTTTTCGTCATCATCAGTTGGAGTGCAATCCATAGACGGTTCTGTACCGACTGTGAAAGCGGTTTGAATGTTCACTATATCCTGCTCCAAAGGAATGGAGATACGGTTCACCGGTTCGGTTTTGTACTGTGCTTCAATCTCATAAGTCTTGCCGGTCTTTTCATCGAAATCTTTTTCCGCTTCCTTTTCAAGCACTTTTCTGTCTGGGTACTTCTCTTTATCAACCATGATTTCATGGCGTTCAGGATTCCAATCATCCCAAAGTTTACAACGATCGGGAAGCTCGGTCTTCCTGCCTTTCTTCAGATAGCTTATTTTCTGCCCAATATCGGGTAATGCTAATATTTCTTCGAGTGTTAATGGCATAATCTATAATTTTAATGTGTGAATATTCCTGTTAAATCTTTCGGTTTTAGAATTTTGCCAAGCAAGCAACCCAAAACATAGTACCTTATTGCATCCATAAGGTGATTATCCTTATCTACTGGCTCATTGATATAATTTCCATCTTTGTCCTTATCCCATACGTAGGTTCTTAATTCCTTCATAAGATTGTAAGAACGTTCCGTTACATACAAATCCATAGAGAGAATTTTATCTATTCCTGCCTTGATTGATGGCCCCGACTTATCTACGCCATAAATATTCACGCCACGAAGTTTGATTTCGTCTACAAGTCGAGGATCAGCGGATTCTGCAAACACTTTCAAACCATAAGGACGTACCTTGTCAGCAAGTGCATTTGTGAGCATTCCTGATTGATAACATAGTTCATCAACATACAAGGCATTATCTACGATACCACACTTCACGGCTGCTGAAACGTCTGTTGTGTACCCGAAGTCTTGCCCGATAGCTACTTTCTTCGCCCATTGGGGGAATTCTTTCACAATACCCCACTTCTTAAAAACCGCACCCTCTGCCACGTCAGCCCAACGACCGATAACCACGTGAGCATACTTTTCAGGATTCTTCTCTTTCATTTCCTGCACTTCCCGAAGGAACTCAGGAGAAAGGTTCTCTAAGTTGTCAAAGTAGGTAGTGTGAATATGAAGTACATTCGGATGGGTAGAAACCTGAACTTGCACACCGTCAATCTCTACGAGCTTGTGAGTATTCTCGATGTACTTTTTATAAATGAAGTGATTAGAGTCGCAGGGGTTCATTATGATGATAATCCGGTTCTGAATCCCTTTCTTACGGATAGAGAGCATTATTTTATCGAACTCTTCTTCATTCGTCCACTCTTCCGCTTCATCGCAGACGAAAGTAGTGATACCCTGAATAGATTTTAGTTTTGCCGTCTGATTACCGGAAGAAGTCTTGATGCCTCGGAACATGATACGGCTATTAGTCATTTTATTGACTATATCCGTCTTGGTAGTCTTGAAATACTTAGTTGTTCCGTCTAGCTCTATCTTCTCCATCATTTCGGGAATGATAGACATACCAGCGGAAACCATCGTGTAGCGGGTGTAGAGAACCTGATGCACTATCTTTTCGGCTTCCGTCATTTCAAAGGTCAGACGTTCAATGAAGGTGGAAGCATTGAAGGATTTACCGGATCCACGCCCACCGGTGATAAGGATAATGAATTTCTCATTATCGGTGTACAGAGGGTGGTATATCGCCTGGGGTTCTATCATTTCAGTTTGTCTTTAATCCAGGAATCAATACTGATACCGTGGTTTATGTCGGTAGGAATGTCAGCTTCTTCATCCTGCTTACGTTCAACCTTTCTCCAATCTTCATCGTAATGGTAGAGCCAAACAGACTGCGCCTGCAAACTGGGAGCCAGCTCACCTTCTACAACTTGAACTTCTTCTTCACCTGTCAGATTTCCGTCCCTATCCTTTATCTTTCGTATAGTGGTACTTTTCGTCTTGACACCCCCCAAAGCCATAGCTAGGAACTTTGCCCGGACTGTTGCAGTTATGGTCGCCCGCCCGCGCGTTAATACTTCACTTAATTCAGAGTACTGACTTTTCTTCTCACAAAATGTCTGTGGGGCCAATCCTACAGCAAAAGCAATTTCCTTATCTGTGAATCCCTTTTTTGCATACGATTCTATGAGAGAAAGAAAGTCTTTATTTGTATAGTCAAACTTAGGCTTTCTTCCTCCACGACCTTTTGTATTTTGAGATTCACTATTATTCATAAATTTATCCGTTACTTAATCCCCTGCTCGAGGTTGTTTTTTCCATCCTGCTTCTTGTATTGATAAAAGCGTTTCGTACTCTCAACTCATTCCTTAAAGCATTTCTTCCAAGCATGTGCTCACTGTTTCTCAATCTTTCATATTGATTTTCGAGTTGTTTCACCGTCTTTCTTCTTCTGACTCGGCTTTCCTCCTAATTTTAAGTTACTAATCTATTCTTTCAATTTGCTCATCAAAGACTTCCCCCTTGATAAACTTCATATCCGGATCATAACCGAACCGTTTGCAGAAAGCCGCTTTAGCTTTATAGGAATCAAAGGATAACATTACATAAGCATCCATATTCTCAGCTTGCTTTTGTGCGTTCTCCTTAACCTGCTGCTTGACCTCTTTCATGTGGGCAACCTTTTCGGCACGCTCTAACTGTTTAGCGGCTTTATCGGCTTCTTTCTGTTCGGTAACAGGCGACATCATATCTGACAGAGCGTCCGCAATAGAGTTTTCCTCTTCTGTCTGCAATAGATAATCAATGCCAATCATATTTAAGTCGGCATTAGTCAGGCCCGCGTCTTTCCAATCAATGTCAGGAACAATCTGTGCAAGAGCATCAAAATCCCATGTACCCTGTGCGTTCGGGTTGTTCATCAGAATATTTAGTTCCTTCTCCTGCTTTTCGTCCACGTCAATTACGTCGACTCGGATGCGGTAGTCGTTATCGGGGAACTTCTGCAATTCATCCATGACAGACAAACGCTGATGTCCGCTGACTACGGTCAATCCAGTACGCTTGTTCACGACAATTCCACCGACCAACCCGAATTTCTTGATACCACGTTTTAATGTCTTTCGTGATTCATCGGAAAGTTTTCGAGGATTATAATTTGCAAAGTGAATGGCAGAACGATTTAGTTCTACCGATTCGCTCTTTATGTACTTACTTAGTTCCATGTTATCCGTTACTTAAACCTAATCCACCACTGCGTCCTTGACGAGCAGACCTTGAATATTGTTGGTACACGCTTCCGTTTCTTGCATAATTTAAACGGCTAAGGTTACGATACATGGCACCGCCAATACTGTTAATTCTTGCCTGCCTTCCTGGATTACCAGTTGCAGCATTACTCAAACGATTGGTTTGTACGCCTATATCGGCAGCACTTTTCATTCTTCCTCTTCTTCTATTTCTGACTCGGCTATTTGTTTTTTATTATTATACTCAAATAAAATTCTTTCACTCATTGGAAATACCCGATAGATTCGTTGTAAATCCTGCGGATAGTTCTCTTTTAACCAAAGCATACAATCAAGATTAAAACCCACTCCTGAACTGGCTTTTAAAGAATATCTAACTGGTTCTGGCAATCCATGTTGTCTCATGTATGCAAGAATATCCATTTGCGTCCAGTCAGCCAAAGGATAACATAAGCCGTTGTTCTCATATCCGTTAGCTTCATACCCTTTCAGCATCAAACGTCTATTCATGCCATCGGCTTTCTTCATCCCCAAGAACGTGTAATAAACTCCATACTTTAGCTGCATAGCTTTTACCACATCAGCAAGTTTCAGCAGCTTCACCTTTGGATTAGGGACACAATACAATCCGCCACGAAGAATGTAAGTTAGATTCCAGTGAGGCGCTTGCACAAACTCAATCTTTGGATATCTGGCTTTAGTCCAGCCAATCCATCGGTTTATGTGCTCCAAGTCTTTGACGAAGTACATAAACACACAAACGATCCGATCAAACTTTGGATAGATTAAATCAAGTAAGACAAGCGAATCTTTACCCAAGGATAAAAACAGTAAAGCCTCATTCGATTTTACCCGAATGAGGTCTATATACCGGTTCGCTTGCTCTACTTTATTCATAGCTAACCACCAGATAATCCAAATGAAACACGAAGATCACCGTAACGTTGTCTACGTGAACCTAACTGGGTGGCACTTGCCGTACCCCTACGATTAGCAACTAATCTACCACCAGCACCTGCGCCATTCATATTTCTGCGCGGTCCGGCTACTCTGTTTACTCTTCTTGCGACTCAGCAATAATTTTTAAATTAAACAATCAATCTATATGTTTCTCTAATACCTCGCCTAAAGTATAGTCCATTTGGGCTGTAAGGTATTCTTCGCCTTGGTGTTCGTAGACAATATCGTTACCATCTTCATCGGTAAGGATCGAAGCTTCTGCACCTTTAACCTCTACAATAGCATAAGGTCGTTTGCCTTTGTACTCACCAGTGAGAAATTTAATAGCATCGTACTTGATAGGCTTTAACTCGATTTCACCCTCTTCGGGAAGTTCTTCATCAGCTTTATATTCTTTACCACCACATAAGTAGGTTATGTACTTTTTTGCATTGGTAGGTCTGATTTCGCGGTATTCGTGCGTTTTCTTACCAGCCAAAATTTCATCGAAATATATTTGCTTAATACTAAGCGTTAGAATGTTCATAATCGTGTCTTTTAAATTAATAATTAAGTAGTTGCGGAAACAGGACTCGAACCTGTGACCACCGCCAAGTCAAAGCGGTAAGCTAACCAACTGCTCCATTCCGCGATATATTTCTTTTAAGTATATAATTCAATGTGCCTTTGCTACTTATCGAATATTTTTTCATAAGCTCTCTATAATTAGAACCCTTTGAGTATTCTAATTGAATCTGTTGTGCTAATTCATCTGAGTATTTTTTAATTGCCTCTGATGCTTTTTTAGCGCAGCGCATTCTTGTTTCTTTAGCCTTATCCATCGCATTTTCAAACGGTGTACCTATTGCTATATTCTCATACGAATTATCAAAAGAATCACCATTTAAATGTCTAACTTCAATGCCTTTGTCAAAAATAGCATCACCAAATTTTTGATAAGCCTGCAATCTATGTACATAGACCTTGATAACTTTCGTTTCACTCACCCTTATGCCAATATACATATACGGGTCACTGCCACGCGTACCGACTTTTTTACCGCGTGCAGAAAAGGCATTGCCTTGTGAATCGACATAATATCCTTTATCTTTGGCTAATATTTCATATCTGCTCTTCATATTTTAAATATTCACTTCAAAGGTACTACCACAACCAAAGATAACGAAATATATTCAATCGTTATACACGACAATCGGTTTATTGTCGTGAACTAAGCCAAATATCACGTTCTTCTCTGCAAGCTTTTAGCGTTGGGGCTACTGTAGCAAACAGATCGCCGCTTTCAGCACGGTAGTCATATTGGTACATTCTCACTTTCTTACCTTTCAGCTTGGTGTTATAGGTACAGTAGTTCTCTTTACCAGGGGCGCATACACTGCAGCCGTTTTTGTTTATTGAGTTCATAATCGTTTAATTTATTTGTTCGATAAATATGTACTTAGTATAACAATCATAACCATTTGATTTGAAACGGTGTACATAAACACCGTCTACAAATGGATACGGGTAACTCTTAAAAATGCGGTGATATTCTTCTTCGGTGAATACTCTATCTTTATTACGTTCATCTGTAGCAAAAGGTAGATTGTTTAAATCAGGCTGGCAGGCCAAAAATTTAGGGGCATAAATCTGCACCTGTATTGTACCTATTTTCATAAGAGTGTTATTAAAGATTCATATATAAACAAGTCAGATCACATTCTTCATCGTAGTCGTATTCAAGCGATACGGGCGCAAAGTATTGTTGTATCTTCTTTGCTGCTGTTTCATTCTTACCCTCAAAAGAGAAAGTAAAAGAGCGTTTGCCTCTGACTGTTATTTCAACCGGTATACCTGCTACCTTAGTCATGTTGTTTTCAAGTTCTTGTTTTGTCATAATCGTATATTTAAGCGTTAATACCAATTGCATTTCTCATAAAGTTACTTGCTTGTTCTACTGACATATCCAACTTCTTTTGGATCAGAAGAAGCATACAGCTTACTTGCTCTTTTGTATTTAAGTTGCCTTGTACAAATTCTGATATGATGAACTTTTCTATTGTTCTTTGTTTAATTACTGATGTTGCCATAAGCGTGTGTATTGTGGTAGCCCGAAGGCTACCGGATTAAAACTTAATAAATTATACCGGTTGAGCCGTATACGCCACCGTTGTACCATCTTGCGAGCTTGCCGTAATAACCGTACTTCTTATAGTTGATTGTATCGGCTTTAAACAATTTCATTGCTTCTACCTTGTTGCTTGCTTCGTAATGTACACCTGTGTCTTTACCGTTGCAATCATACACTACGTAAGTATTACTCTGTTTCTTTGATTCTATTGTCAACATAATCGTATGTGTTACACAGGGCTTTCGCCCTGCTGGTTAATACTATTATTTAATACCGCAAAGTTTTGAAACTTTCAGTAACTCTTTATCGCTCATAAATATGAGGTCGAAGAAAACACCCTCATCAAAAGGCTTGTTTTGCGATAAAGCGGCTGATTTCATTTCAACCATGATTCTAGTAATCAATTCACCTTTTACCTTATCACTCATTTTTGTTGCCATAATCTTTATATTTTAATTGTTATTACTTCGTTTTTGATGACGCAAATGTAAATGATATATTTGACACCACAAATAAAATATGAAATAATATTCTTTCTTTTAACTTTATTTTTGTAAATGATATGTTTGACACAATCATAATAAATGTATCTTTGCAAAAAAAATAATAATAGTATGAATAGAATAGAATTACTTATTAAAGAAAAAGGGTATAATATGACATCTTTTGCCGAAAAGATGAATACTACAAGGCAGAATTTATACGCCATATTAAAAAGCCCATCCTACCCAACGCTTGAAAGAGTAGCAGAAGCTTTGAACGTTCCTATGTGGCAACTCTTTGCTTCGCCAGAAGATGTAACAGGAGAAGGAGAATTAACCGCCCTTATTCAGTATAAAGGAGAGTTTTATAAAGCTACTACAATAGCAGAATTAGAAAAAATTGCGACTGAAATCAAAGAAAAGTAAAGAAATATTTGCATTTGTGTGTGTTTGTGTGTTATTTTGCCTCCGTACAACCCCATAATACGCATAAAAATATGAAAAAGATTTTATTATTACTTTTAGTAAGCCTGCCTACCATTGTATACTCTCAAGATACATTCTTGAATTTTAAAATATTTAATGACAGGATTATATGGCAGAAAGTATATGAAACCTCTTTTTCAACTCAAGAAGTAATTGATTACTTTAAAATATTTGGGAATATAAGCATAGCCGAACAAACAGAATCTAGGATAATCGGAAGCTCTTCTGGTAATAAAATTGATTTTAATAAATATAAAGGCAACAAAATTGGAAACACAATATTTGATGACGATTTAGCATATAAAGTCATCATAGATTTAAAAGATAAAAAATACAGAGTTACAATATTGGATATACAATTTACAAAAGGAGGTGGAATAATGATAGATGGGTGGGGAAATACCGGAAATCGTTCATTAATTATAGATAATAAATACATAAAAGATAATAAATTTAAGAACTCTTTTTTTAGGGAAGGATCAGAGTCTTTAGATAAGTTTTTTATAGATAAGTTTAGTGTGAAAAAACTTTTGGATATCTTTTAATACTCATTATAACACAATTGAATCATGAAAAATATTCTATATCCGATCATAATAATATTGGCTCTATTCGGATGCACTAGAGACATGTATACCGAATCCGTATATGTCGTTGACTACAGAGAATACACTAAAGATGGTTTCACCATTAGCCCTACAGTGACAGGATTCAATTACCAGCCAATATCTAATATAGAGGTAATATTTACTGTTGGCAAGTTGAGAAAAGGCGAAACGGCCGAAAATCTACGGCTAATTGTCCCATACGAAGGATATACAGGGAAAACGAATAATGAGTATGCTCCATCTAGCAAAAGGATGATGGATAAAATAGTCTCCGAAGCAAAGAAAATGGGAGCGAATGGGTTGATTGATTTTAAAACGACTTATAACGCAAGGAACAGAGCGTGGGTTGCTTCTGGAATAGCTGTTATTATAAAATAGGATTTCATTCCTGCCCTTCGCAAGAGGGGCGGGAATATTTTTAAAATGTTAAATGCCTTTTGTTATATTGAAAATAAGGTTTTATGGAGGCAGAATCTGCTAGGCGTATAGAAACGACAAGGAATATATTTCAAGAATAGAGTGAAGTCTTGCTGTTTTAATAATTTTTACTTATCGTATCACGGCAGCTATGGGATTAATTGTAGAATTATCCCCTATGTAAATAAACCGGAGCGCTAAACTCTGGTTTTATTGTAACCTATGCAAATCTACTAAAATGAAAGCAGGTTACAACTAATTGATTAGCCCTTTAAATTTTAACCGATTTACGATTTCGGTATAAAGATACTCTATATCTCCACTGAAATCCCCATAATTCTGGTACAGAAACACGACATCAGTACAATTGTCGGAAATTGTACTCTTGGACTGAACCCCCAATACTCTTGACATTTCTTCACGTAATCCGGCTGTCATTTTTCCACCGGCAAGCGAGCTTGGAGAAAACAAGTACAAGATGATGAAGATGAACTTCTTCCGTTGGGTCACACTGTCAATATTCGGTGGACATCCCTTCTCATTTAGCAACTCAACAAAAACTTTATAGATACCCCCAATAAGGCTTTTATCTTTCAAAATCGGGGCGGTCAAAGCGTTTTCTTCTTCTGAAAGTTCTGATTTTTCGATACGAATCTTTTTAAGACGAATTATTTTATTAAAATCCAGCTCCATAACACGATTATTTTAAAAGTAAATAGTATATTTGCATCATAATCGTGTAAGATTTGGGAGAATTAAGCTTGGTCGTGCTCGCTGGTTCTCCCTTTCTATTTTAAAGGATCAATTATTTGTTCTCTGTTTTCCATTTTTCTTTTAAGATTACTGTATTCATCTTCAATACACTTGCTTATCTTAGCTGCATCTTCGTAACGTTCGGCTTTTATAAGTATTCTTCTTATCTCTTCAAGCTGATTGATGTATACGATGTCATTGCGATCCGTCACGTGCCGGATATAACTTTTGATGTCATTCAGCTTGCCCTCCATGCGTCTGTGCCATTTGTTTATCAAAATTACAATGATGGCAACGGTTGTGACATTAAGGATGAATAATGCGATTTTAAGTATTAATTCTGCTACTTCGCTTATTGGCATGGCTATTCCTCCCTTAGTCAAATAACACAAATTCGTAAGCAAATACAAAAGGATTACTTTCCCATACGCCTTTGCCGGAAACTTTGTCTATCAAGTAGGCAAAAGCTTCTTGGGCTACGTTCGTTGACAAGTAAGATCCGTTTACATGTGGGGTATGATATATTTTTTGTCCAAGAAAAGTTGACACATGAATAATCCCCTCTTTCAAGCAATCTTCATCGCTAATGTCCTGTAGGCGTTCAACCTTGATCCCGGTAATTTTGATATGGTGGGGCATTAGGTCGGCTTTCACAAACATCTTATTTCCCCAACCGGGATATAATTTCAGTTCAGGCAATATAGAATCCAAGTATTCTAAGTAAGCCGCATTTTTCCCTTTTCTATGGAATCGGTCAACATCCATATAACTTTGCGCAATGGCAACAACTTCTCCAAGTTCATATTTCGGCAATATCTCGCCCATATCAAACTCCCTTTCATCTGCATCGTACATACAAGGAAAGCCAACTATCTTTTTATCAGAAGGACTTCTGTGTATATTGAATCCTGCGACCCATTCTCCCCTAAAAGTTATTGGACATTTGATTATTCTTCTCGTCATAGTCTTTCGACCATCTAATACGGCTTGGGTTAAGCCAAATTTATCGCTAAACATTATTTTCTTCATGATTATTCCTCCCATTCTACTCTAACTGTAGTTATGTATGTAATATCTTTTTCATTAACTTTCATACGCATGGCTGTTTCTTTTGAGTTGTAAACCGCTCCAATACATCTTACCATGAATGCTTCATATATATTTATCCATCCTTCTTTCTTTTCTCCCACCATGAATAAATCTTTTGGGCTGTCGGCTTCTCCATCAGAAAATCGTCCTTCTTTAGTAAAAGAAACGGGATATTCTTTGCCATTATCACTTTTAAGTAGAGCAACAATAGGGAATCTATCGTTATCTGCGTCAAAACATACAATTCTAGCTCTAAATCCTTCTCTTGTGCATACAAATGCACCTGCTTTTGCTTTTTCTAAATCAAATGTTTTCATGATTTTGTATTATTTATATTAGTTTTATTGCTTCTTGTATTCCAACTTCCAATGCTTCTTCATAGGTATCCCACTGACCACCATCATTCGGGCCTTTAAATATCCCATCGGCTATATGAGTGCCATTGTCAGCTTTGCATATATCATATCCATAACCGCAAGCGTTTCTAATGATGGAAATATGTAGATTTTTGGTTTCACGTAGCCACTTTTGGACGAGAGATTGGGAAGGTGCAGAAAGGAAACCCTCTCTTTTATTGAAATTCTCTGAATAATCGTAAGTTTCAGATAGTATCATGTCACCTTCTACGCCATCTGCTTCATAAAAAGTAAATACACATTCGCTGAACCCTTTATTTTTCATCAGCTTCGCTGTTTCTAATGTTATAAGTTCTTCGGTCATCGTTAATCGCTTTCTGTTATTATGCACCCAAACAAACAACCTAAGTATTTCATTCCAAGCTCTGAAACATAATACACGATTTGTTTTTCAATTTCAAATTCACGTTTCGTAGCATATCCGATTGAAACTAATTCTTCCCAATCATTATCTGGTTTAGAAACAATATATCTGTTACGATAAGCGCAATATCTGCTTTTTTGGTGTTTTCGTAACCCAATCCAATGGCATGTCTCATCTTTTCTATTTGTTGTAATGACAATTTTATATCATCCATAGCTATTTCTCCTTCTTTACCAATTCAACTTCCGTCGGCTCTTCATCTTCCCATTTTACTTCGGGAAATAAAGAAGAGTCTAGCTTATAGAAATCATGGGGATTGTCACTACATAATTGCCAACTTTCCGAATACTTCACGGGTTGCTTCTTATAAAGGTACAAATCACCGTCTTTGTCTCTTGCTACATACATATTAGTCTCCTTTCTTTATTCCTCCAATAGTTTTAGCAGTGATTTTTTATACTCGTCTATTTCCTTAATAGCATCTTCTTGACCTGATTTTGCATCATTTATCATTAAATCTGCTACTCCCCCCATTATTTCATCCTTATGCCTATTCAGATATTTGATAAAGTATTCCTGCATCAAATCAGTATCCATATTTGCTATATCCGAATATGTGTCTCCACTTCCATAACTGCCAGAAAAAGAAGAATAACAAAGATTACTTATATTCATACTCTGAATACTCTCCCTTCTGCTAAATCCATCTGTATGCTTATCTATTCCACTATTGCTATGGCTTTGAAACTCTTCTCTGATTTTAGGGAGGGTTTCTTTAATAAACTTTTTCAGTTTTCTGCCAGTAGTGATTAACTTACTTAATTCTTTTGCTGTCATAATCAATCTCCTTTCTCCTTAATCCGTTCTAGTACATCTCTGTTGGTTTCCAGTATTTCATCGAAAGACGGAATTGGCATCCAGTGGGTGACTCCCAAAAGCCCAACAAGATGTTCTACTTCTGTATTGATTACAACTAAGAATCTTCTATCGGAAGTAACTACGATGACCTCATATAAAGATTGTCCATCATTTGTTTCCGGCAACCGCTCTTCAACGTTTATCCACGGGGATTGCTTTGCGTGCCATTCTGCACCAGCTCTGAATCCGGATTTATAAATAGTTTGTCCAACGATATTATATCCTTCAGCCCCTTCTCTTGCAGCTTCTTCTAATGTCTGTTTCATAATGATAGTTTTTTAATGTCATCTACTGATAGTTTGTCCTTACCTTTGGCATATTCAAAGAACCCTACTACAGGACATACACATTCGGGAATAGTATAATCATCTGTTTCAGGTAACGTTACCAATATACTAAGTCCTACGCCATTGATATATTCGCAAGAAACGAATTTATCAAAGTCGATATATCTTTGCGCCTCCTTAGCTATGATGTCACAATTCTTTCGATATTCATCATAGCTTTTGATAGTACTATTAATAAATTTATCTATATTCATTTCTGTTTTAGTTATTTAGTTACTATTGTTCTATCACTCCTTACCACTTTCATCTTAGGCTTCTTAAACTGTTTGTCGCATGATGTATAAGGAAGCCAATACGATCTATCTTCGTAATAATCTAAGTCGATAGGAACAAGATGAAATAATTCGTGATCGAAATCTACCCCTATCAGCATACATTCAATATCTACTTCTGGGTGCTTTTGATGCCAGATAATGATCTCACTATGTCGATAGGAGTAATGAATAAATTGATTGCGGGTCATGATTAGATCATTTTTCGTTTTTCAAAAGAGTAAGAACTTGGTTTATCTTCCGCAGATGGGCTACTGTAGAGGTAAAGGCGTAATGGTATTCACTGTATTTGCTCATTTCTAAATTGTTTTACTCTAATTAAAATGCACCTCCATCACAGGCATTAAGAATAATTTCTACTATTCTATCACTTTTCATTCTTCCATTTTCGCCCACTCCATCATTATCATCCTTATCAAGTTTCAAGATATTTAAATTTCCATCAGCAAAGAGAATCAGATTCTTAGGTTTCTTTCGGATTACCTTCTTCAGCTCCTTAATCCATTCCTCTTCTTTCTTCGTTAGTTTGATTATTTCCATAATGTTCCTTCATTGATTTGTTTTTCGCAAATCCTTGATAATTCTTCAAGAACTTGCAAGGTTTTACTCTAATTGATTCGTATATACTTACCTGCGATATCGCAAGTTCTTAATATATCGGCATTATCTTCACCGAAAGCGATTAGGATACTTCCGCAACCGGGCGAATCTCCACGAGTCCCATCCGGTCGAAAGAAGCGAATCCGGTTCCGTAGAAATTTCATAGCTGTTGCTTTTTCAAAGATGACATCTTGAAACATCTTTGAATCGCAACGATTGAAAAGTAATGCGATTCCGTTTCCATGCTCTGCCAGACGTTTAACGAAACGTTCTATTAGAGGACGGGAGTAAGGTGGATTTAGCCAAACACGACCTACCCAATCTTTAGTTAATCCGTCATGGTTCTTGTTGTACATTTGTGTAGCTGTTTGCCAAAGCGGTTTAACCGGAGCGCATGGATCTAAATCGAACTTTCCCAATGCGTCTATAATTTCTTTTGGCGTGTACCATTCATCGGTGGTATTAACCGATTTCTCAAAGGTTGTATTCATTGCAAATATTTTAATTAATTGTCCAATTCTTCTATCGCTTTGAAAATTTCAAGAATCACCTGCGGAACTATGGCGTTTCCGTATCCTTTGACTGATTCCTGTCTCCACTTTGTGAAAGGAATGGTAAGGTTGTCCACATCAAAGGGAAGCCCATCATTTCCTCGACAAACAGGGGATTGAGTTGGGAAGTTTTGCCAGTTTGAGCGGCTATGTAATGATTCAGTTCGGATTTTCTGCTTGTACCGTCCTTTCTCTCCTTGCAGCATCCGTTGTGATGGGAACTCGCAGTAGGTGTCGGGATCAATCCGCAATCCGGACGCTTCGAACTGTGATATCCTGCCTGAATGAAATCCTGGTAAGTCACCATTGAATTTGTAGGAGTCGGCAACATTCCGTTTACTGCCATTGCTGTCAATGCAGTACCCATTTGGCTTTTTGGATTGTACTTTTTGCTGTATTTGTCCGCTTCCCGGGCATTGGGGGTAGGAAGCATTCCGTAGAAATCCATGAAGTCCATTAGACCATTCGGGCGATTGCTTCCGTTTTTCCGACTCGCCATCGTTTCCGCACCTGCATCTTTCAGATTCCTCACACGTTCCGGATGATAAATATCCGTAGCCATTGGTGTCGGGAGCAATTCCATCGGATAAAACCTTGTCTTCCCGTTCTCGTCGCACATCTTCAGTCCTTGAGTCTGCACGGTGGGCAATAACCCACACCCTGTCTCTTCTATGGGGCGCTCCGACGGCACAAGCCGGAATAAGCAACGGTTGGACGGAATATCCTTCTCGCTCAAGGTCTTTACAGATGGTTTCGACAACATACTCTTGTCGTAGCAATATTCTTTTTCGGTTATCTTCTCCGAAAAGAGAGGTTTGGCTTCCCACTTCAGTCTCCTTGCCGGGCTGAACCATCGTGAGGATTCCAGCAACGTTTTCACCAATAACCCAAGCGGGTCGGATTTCCCGTATAGCACGGAGCATGTGCGGCCAGAGGTAGCGGTTATCATCCGCTCCCTTTCTCTGACCTGCGAGGGAGAAAGGCTGGCAAGGAAATCCGCCTGTGAGGACATCGATTCTTCCCCTCCATTTTCTAAAGTCTGTTTTTGTAATATCTTCATAATGTTCTGAATCAGGAAACCAATATTTTAGTATCTCGTTGCAAAAAGGGTTTATCTCACAGTGAAAGGCATTTTCCCATCCCATCCATGAAGCTGCAACGCTAGGGGCATCAAAGCCGCTGAATAAACTGCCATGAACTAATTTCATTTTTATCTAGTCTTAATTGATGTTATCCATCAGGTGGTTCGCTATCGCATATACCACCAGGTAAAATAAGATGTTCACTCCTAGGAGAAGGAGGATGTTTAGGAGTATTCTCATCTGCGGGAAGATCCTTTCAATTCAATTACATTAAACATTTCATTAATGCGATCAGCGATATATGCACCATATCGATCCTGAATCTCTTCTATAGAAAGATTTGTCGTTATATGAGTTTTACACTCGTATCTCAATTCATATCGACATTGAAGAATATACTGCATAACATTCAACTCCGTACCAAAATGCTTAGAAGGAATAGGTTCCCTCCCTAATTCATCAAAACAGATCGTCCTAGGGATTCCACCATTGTAAGTATACAGCTCCAAATAATCCCGTCCTTTCATCGAAAACCCAGTAGCAACATAAGAGGCGGAATCAATTCTGAATCCTCCAATGGGATAATCCCCGGCATCACGTCCTCCAATAAACCATAAGTATTTATTTAGAATTTGCATTATAGTTGATTTACCGGTCCCGTAATCTCCTGTTAGCAAAAGGCCTTTCCCAGCCCCCGAATCACCTTCTGCATAGAGAAATATATCATTCATTATCTTTCTAAAAGCCCCTTCAACTTTAAATCCCGGACAAACAAAGCGGCAGCATTCAGCAAACACTTCCGCTCGTCTCTTCTTGTCATTTATCAATGTTGTAGGTGGCAGTTGTGCGGATAACAGCTTTCCTATCGGAATCGGAGTTACCGGTCTTATCCTTGTTTCCATTTCTTGCTTGATTTACAATTTCGTTATATTTTGAGTTAATTATAGCTACGCTAAAATTCTTCAATATCCAATCATCGTGTATTGATGATAACAAACTTTGAAGAGCGTACAATAGAGAATCATCATCAACAGGCATACCTTTCTGATTCCGGGAAAAACTAATCTTCTTAAGAAGTTTACTCATTGATCCAGCGTCTTTCTCGGTCCAATAGTAATCTGTGTCAAAAGTCGATTTCACATAAGATTCAAAAACAGAACGAGATTTTATATTTATCCCCTCCCCCTCGGGGGGTATGGGGGGATTATTATTATCTATTTCTTTATCTTTCTTCTTCTTATTGCCCCTAGCCTGCCCCAATTCTTCCATTTTTTTAGCCATTTTTTCAGCAGTTGCCCTTAGCTCTGCCCTTAGCTCGCCCAAAGCATTGTTTAACTCACTGATTTCTTTGTTGTTATCTATGCCCCTACCTATGTCCTCATCCTTGCCTTTGACAGGATTATACTCATCATAGTTGCATAAAGTTATCACAGTCATGCCTTGTTTGTTACAAGTCGTTATCATACCTCTCTTTTTCAGTTTGGCAAGGAAATAGCGTACTTTCTTTTCAGACCATTGCCAACGCTTCATCAAAAACGATATGGATGCTGGATATTGACCTCTTGTATAAGAGATTTCCCGACCTCCGATGAGTTCGCTGTACGCCTTGTCGGTTGCCTCAAATCGTGCTGACTGAATCAAGTCAAGCCACGCTTCGCACTCCGAAAACTCACGGGCTACCTTCCACATTTCATTCGAGAAAAACCTGCGGCTTAGCCTCAAAAATCCTTCGTCCATAGTTAGAATCTCACGTTTGTTAATTGTCTTCCTTTAGAGCAAACTACCCATTTACCATTACCGCTATCAAACAACCGTAAATCAGAGACTTCGCCAAAACGTTTGATGTTACCGCATAAATCTACAATCCAGCCACATTCTTTGGAAGGGTGGGGGCGAATAGCCCGACCGACTATCTGATACCACATAGCAAGTGACATCGTAGGACGTGCCATAACAACAGTGTCAAGTTCTGGATAATCAAAACCCGTAGTCAATACCCCGACATTCGCCACTACTGGTATTTCCCCAGTTTTGAAATGTTGGAGAATCATTTCACGAGTTGCTTTTGGAGTATCACCGGATACAATAGCGCAACCAGGTATTGAATAGGTCAACCGCTCTGCTTCTTTCAAGAACCGAGTAAATACTAAAATGCCTTTTCTCTTACCACCTGCTTTGGGATTCATCAGTCTTTGGACGATATGAACGAGATAACCGTAGAAGTCTATCCGTTCATATTCTCGTTGAACTGATTTATCCGTATAGTCTGCACCGGTGGTATTTACTTTCAGGTTAAGTTCATTCCATCCTGAAGGATTCATCGGATAATAGTTTAGCTTCGCCAAGTAGCCCATATCTAATAGGGTTGATACCTGTACATGGTAAATGACCTCTGAAAAAACATGAGGCTTTGTCCGGGTGATGAATTTCAGCATAGAACCGAAATTACGACTGGATGATAACCGATAAGGCGTAGCTGTCAGCCCAAGAACCTTACACTTCACCGCATCGAAGAAATCCTTATACATTCCTTCTTTGGGGTTTACCAAATGACATTCATCTACAATGATGTTTTTGAAGTGAGTAAAGAGTTCGGGATGAGCTTTCACAGAACCGATGGTAGCAAATGTTATCCGGCTTATCTCCTTTGAGTTGAAGGAAGCAGAATAGATGCTACAGTCGAGAATGCCGTATGAACATAGTTTTTTGAAATTTTGCTCGACAATTTCACGTGATGGACAAAAAATAAGCACATAGTCATTTAGTCTATGTGCTATATCCGCTATGATAAGGCTCTTTCCCGACCCCGTGGGTAATACCATGATGGCATTTGTTTTCTTCGCTTTGTTGTTGAAGAAAGAAACGGCTGAATCAGAGGCTTTCTGTTGGTAATCACGTAGTTTGAACATAGCTATTCCGATTTTAAGTGTTTGATAGAAACTAACGCATCCATAAGATTTAAGCACTTATCCAAATCTTCTTGGGAATTTATAAACAATCTAACTTGATAAGCATCGGAATAATATCCTACTTCTTGAGAATTCATAAAGAATTCAAGATTATCTAACCAATTAAAGAAACCAAAAGAAAATCCATGAGCATTTGCAACTATGCCATTGGTATAATATTCAGTGTGCATGCTCACATTAAATCCTCTATCTTTCAATTCTTGTAGCTCTTTTTGTGTACAAGATACCTTTCCATTAATCAGTTTCATATCCCTTTCTCCTTTCGTAACTTCTCCACCAAGGCAGAGTAGTATTTAATTAATTCCTTATACTCGAAATCCGTATAATGCTTGGATGTGTTCTTTGCCCTGTATTCAACCATATCTACACGCTGTTCTCCTATTTGATCGATAAGACCTCGTCTGTACATTTGCGCATTACCTTGGTTGAATATATTACAAGAGACGCATTGCGGTCGGCAATTATCTTCATCAAAACGGGTTGACGTATATCGTCTTGACATATAGTGTCCGTTTTGTATCTCCTTCCAATGCTTAAACGATCCACAACTGATGCATTGGCACATTCCATTTGGCATTGCATATTTAAGACGGATGTACTTTGAGAAAATTTCATCCAGTTTCTTTTTATAATCCGGCTTTTTCTTTACTGTTACCCCTGCTTTATCAAACAGAGGTAAAGGCTTGTCTTTTTTCTTAGCTTTGGTTCGTTTTATGTAGTATGGCATATCATTTATCTTTTAGTTCAACTCCTAAACATAATACCTTGTCGGATACGCCTACATCATCAAATTCAAGTTCTACATATTGGGTTTCGTATGGATAAGGATATATTCGACCATATTTGTTATGCAACTCTTTTACTTCATCATCCGACAATTTGCGCCTAACTCTCATCTCAATTTCGTAATCATCGGAAAGATTTTCAATAACCTTTCTAAGCTGACCTACTGTTTTAATTTTATCTATTGCCATAATCTTTTTAATTAAAAGCCCCGAAGCGTATTCTCCGGGGCACAACTATTATTCACTAACCCTTGCCATTTATGTGTGGCTCACATTATTCCATTCGGGGACACTATCCGTATGCGCATTACGGAAATATCCATTTGCAACTGAATACTTTCATATCCCCTTTCCAATACAAGTTTGTGGAGAAGCCCAGATTTGCACTGGGACGAGTTGCCAAGCTCGCCACATCTAAGGTTGGCATTCCTATTATTGAGTGGTGCGTCTACTGATTCCGCCACTTCTCCATGTTTGCCCGCCATATCTTCACAGACAGAGCAGGCAGGTTAACAAAGTTATACTTCGATGATTACGATGTCCGGTGCAATTTGCCTGATAGCATCCAACTGTTCATCAATGACTTTATTTTTGTATTCCTCGATGGCCTCATTCGCACCGGCAGACACAAGAGATAAAGAAACATCCCGACCGTCCACATCAGCGTAAATTTCGACTTCTATCTCTTCACAGGCAAAACCTTTGAAAAGAGGGATGTTTAGTTTGAAAGATTTTGGAAGGTTGGAATCAACCACCTGTGAGTAGTTATCCACCTTACTGCCATTTTCCTCCTTACTGCGTTCGATGTCTTGGTTTACTTTTGCCTTGAAGTTCTTCAAAGTAGAAACAAGCATCATGTTCTGCGACTTGTCAGTAAAGAAAGCTCGGTGCATCTTCAAAAACTGCGATAATTTGATAGGTTCCCATTTCTTATCGGTATTAATGCCGAACTCTACCATCTCTTTGGACGGCTGAAGTACACCGGTGATGGCATCTTGGTAATAATTTGTTTCGTTAATCGTTAAAATCATCCCCATCTTGTCACGATTCACGATAATATTGGAAGACTTTTGGTTGATTAAATCAATACGTTTCTCTAACCATCTGTAAGGCGCATCAATCGTCCCGTCTATCATAACCCTTTCCGGCTCTTTTATCTCCAGTTGTTCGGGGGCTGTTCCCTCTCTCAATACTACTTCAATAGGCGTACCATTATAATCTTTCGGTACAACCACGTTTAATTTGTTTTCGCTCATGATTCTGTTCCTGTTTTACGGTTAATATTAAAAATAGTTCTTTGCATTTCCTGCGGCATGATAGGACGGGAATAAACCAGCTCACCAAGTTTGTTGTAATACCCGGCCATCTTTTCTTCATGATAGAGAATTTTTACACACTCTTCATTTTCAACATATTCAGAGCCCTTCTTTATGTTTTCAAGAAGTTCCTGTTTTCTTTCATTTAAAGGTTTTAATTCAGCCTTAAATGCTTCCATAGCTTCTTTTTTCTCAATCTCAATATCATTAATTTGAATTGAGGTTTCAGCAAGAGATTCTTTCTTTTGAGCCAACTCATCCGGTGTAAAGCGATGAGTATAGCCAATCTCTTCCACTGCATCGGCATTGTCCTGTAAGAACTGCCATCTATCCTTTTCGGGGATTTCTTGACCTAAAAATTTGTCCATAAAATAAAATGATTAAATAAATTCTTTGTTACGTTCAATTTCTTGCTGGGCATATACCAACATTTGATGTTCATTAGCAGCCGGTAGATAAATATCTGCCTGTGCCGTGCTCCAATTACGAAAACGCTCAATAGATAAAGTCATTTCCCCTGTTGTCAGTTCTGCCGAACTGCGTAAATAAGTTACTTCTTCACCTTTCTTGTTGATCGTTTTGCGTTCAAACAAATCACGGTTGCAAGTTCTCTTATAGAAGTCAATTTTGGCTTCGTCAAGGCTACAACCGTACTCACTACCGAAATATCCTAAAAGAAGATGTAAGTAGCTGTTTTGGGCAAGCGTGCGGTTAGGAAGTTTCTTTTTCACTTCCACCACCGCACGTTCACTAAACAGCTTGTTTACATACTCTTTGAACTTGGGTATTTGATATTCATTCTTCAAATCGAAAATCATTCCAAACCAAATATTTTTTTATCTATAATATATTCCCGATTTTCCTCTATGAATTCTATAAACCGTTCAACATGAGCGGTAAGCAACTTAACTGTCTGCTCATGATTATATGTATAATATTCAGGATAACGAACACCTGTTATCAGGGGATTCCGACTAGTTCCGCCTTTTAAATGGAAAGCAGTATATTCAAAAGCCTTAATATTATCCATTTGACCGGATGCAATTAAACAATAGGGATATACATGTCTTTGCCATCCATGTTCATACTTTCCAAATTGATAATTAGAGGTAGATTTAATATCATAAACAACATCCCTTATTAACTCATCTATATATCCATATAATTCCACTTCTCCATAACAGGTGGGAAGTATTGCAGAAACCAATACTTGAGACAAGGCGTTAGCAAAATATTCCGACTGTTCAATACACCAGATCCTATCAAAGAGGAAATGTCTTTCTGGAGATATATCTGTGGCAGGAAAATCAACCTGAATAATATTGGTTTCTTTATCTCCAATTATAGTATATGGCTCACGTTCATTAGGAATATGGTTTTTCTTATGAATATAACAATCTATGATGGCATTAAAAGCCGTACCCTTATCTGATGCTTCACTTTCAAAGGGAACACGATTTATGGCATCTAATAGGCTTTGTTTTAGTTCTTCCTCTATCTGTTCCGGGCTCTTCTTATATTCTCCTGTTTCAGCATCAATATTCCAAAAACTTTCAACTTGTTCGTCTACTCTTAGATATTGAGTGAATTTATCAAGTAGCGTCGGATATAGTTTATACTTAGGCCGCAGGTTCATATAGATTCGATGCTTTGTTAAATTTCAAACCTAGTTTCTTACATTTTTCATTAAGTAGGATACTACCACGTAATTTACTATCAAAGACATGTGTCATATTTAAGATAGCCGTTCTGGCTTCATTGGCGGAAACCTGGTCTGTAACCTGCTCCACAGTATCACGGATTGCATCAACCACTGTATCATATACAGATGATAATTCAGTTTGTTTTGCTTGATACTCCTTATATGTAAGAATAACATTTGTCATAAAATCATTCTTTCCTGTTATTTGCCCGGAAGAATCAATAATGACAGGTATTTTTATACGTGATGGAAGATTACAAGTATTTTTACCATAAAACTTTTCACATGGATCAAAAGATATAGTTCGATCTTTTCCTATAGCTTCCATATACCCGACCAGATCAAGTTCTTTTATTAAATCTCCTGCAGATGAACCACCAATTTCTGGACGAATCTGTTTATCATCCCCATTCTTTTCTTCACGTTCATGAGCTACGAATATCACAGATTTTCCCATAAGAGAAACCTGATTCACAAAATTAATGAACATATTTTTCCGAACTCCATACCCTTGTAGAGATAACGTACCGTCATTCTTGCGCATCTTAGGATTGGTTTGTATAATGAATTTATCCATGAAAGAAAGCATTTTGCCCGCTGTATCAATAACAATAGTATCGAATTCTTCTATTTCCTCGGAGGATAATACTTCATTCGTTTCTTCCCAACTGGTTATTTGGACAGTAGGGACACGATGAGCTGCATTTACACGGTGAATACCACCGTCGTAATCAAACAATACAGGATTAGGAGCACTTAATGCAAGTGTTGTTTTACCCATACCTGGTTGGCCATAAATCAGTGCTGACAATGTAGTCTTAACGGTCAGCTCGTTAGGTTTCTTAATAAGTCCCATATCTTATATTATTCAAAGTGGTTAATCGAAATAAATAAAGCGCCTATCCTCACGAACCGACGCTTCCAAAATCGAATTTAAATGACAAAATTTTATTCCTAGATACCGAATCAACGGACACTAGGATTAGAATGGTTATTTGCGATTTAGAATTGCTTCTACGTCACTTTCACGATATAATCTTTTCCCTCCAACCTCTATTTTACGGAGATAACCTTTTTTATCCCAACTCCATAAAGTTGATGGATCAACATGAAGTTTTTCAGCAACTTCTTTTATCGTTAAATATCTCTCTTCCGGTCTAACAAATGATTCTTTGACCCCTTTTATTGATTTTTCAATCAAATGATCCGCAAAATCTTTTAAGTCTTTACTTTTAATTTTTAAAGTAACATCTGCGCCACTATCCAATATTTCTGTAATTCCCATAATTCCTCCTATTATTTTTGTTGAACTTCTTTATAATTTCTTTCTAGTAGCATTACTATAGTGAGAACTACCATTATAGCGGCTGATATAGTCTCTTTGGTAGTTATTTCCAATTGCGTTGCTAAATGCATAGACATTCCTAAAGCAATGACCGCAATTATATTCTGTATTTTATGAATTGTTTTCATAGAACATATTTTTATAGTTAATATTAGGCAGCGAACATCAAATAACTATCTCTTTTAGGTCGAACAGCCCTTGCCGATATTCGAGCACTGGAACGCATTCTTAACCTTCTCATATCCATTTGGAAATTAGGAGTTATAGCTAAAATGAAGAACCATACAGAGAAGAAAAATTCAATTCCATGCTTTCGTATTTCTTTCAGATCGAAATTTCTTTTTGCCCTATCACATAGCATATATAAAGTAAGCTCGACATTGTTATTAATGCCTAGTTTCTTATGAATGTCCCGTATTTGCGCTTTTATCGTCCAAACCGACTTTTTAAGTAAATCCGCTATTTCATCAGGAGTATGACCTTTTGCTACTTCATGGGCTACTTGGTACTCACATTGAGATAAAGGTTCCATTACAATGTACGTTTAACAAAACAGATTTTATTTAATGGATCTATTCCTAATACATCCCATTCTTTACAATTCCACGAGGCTCTTCTTTTTCTACTAATTGTAGAGTTCAGTACATTGGGATTTTTAGGTAAGAAACCAAAAACTTGCCCAATTTCCATTTCATCAAGTCCATTAGAAACACTTTCTGGGTATTTTGATACTTTTATCCCTCTAGTACGAAGCACATTTTCCGTGATTACTTCTAGTCTTTTATTTGCCATAAGATTAATTATTTGATTATTTGTGGATAAGCCCGGAGTTGAACCGGGATTTGCAAGATTTCGTTTGTACGTTTCAATTGTGGTTCTGACTTCCCCGATCGTCTTTCTTGCTTCGAGGCTAGTCAGCCGTATTATCAAACTAAGCGTCTACCAATTCCGCCACTTATCCATTTGCCTGTACCACGTCAGATACAGGACTTATCGAAATTCAAACGAATAAAGGTGTACTATCTTCGCAGACTGTACACCCACATAGTAAAAACCATTAAAATATTATTTGCCTAATAATATACCCGCTATAAAACCCAATATAAAAATGATTATTTTTATATGTATGATAATAACATCATCATTGTCTTTCATGCCTACTGATATAATTATAAATATTATCTGCCGCATCAATTAAAGAATGAGTTGTATACACATTAGAGATTCTTAATGCATATTTAATACACCTTTCTCTTAATTTCTTTTCTCTGTGTTTTCTTATAATATTAAACATAACTATTTGGATTAAAAGTTTGCGCCCGTACCTTGATCCGATCAAGACATCACGCAAACAGTGCAACTGTCTGTACGGGCTATATGTTGAATCACTTAGATAGCGTTATAGCTCGCCTAACTGCTATATGCTTACTGATAAAGACGTTTTTTCGGACTTCCAAGTGATATGCGCTACTAATTCGAACCTTCAACCCGGTCTCGGCATTTCTGCTACGGTTGAATTTCTTTTCGTATGAACCAATATGTCAAAGAACTAATCAATGCTCCCCGAAAGCGTTTCGCTCGCTTCTTTCGTAGATTCTAACCTAACAGGGATTCGTATTCACTAACCAAATTGAAGAGGTAATTCATGATCCATTCCTTTGGCTTATTAAAAGAGGTCAATAACTGAACGGTCTTTTCGTCTCTTCCCTCCAAATCCTTCACGTATTGATGAAGGAAAGCCAATTTGTCGTTAATCTGTTCTGTATTCATAATTACCTCCATGAACTATCACGATTTACATAATCAGCATGATTTCCGGCAAAGAACGCTTTCAATACGTTTCCCTTGCTTGCATTGAATGCCGGCTTGAAAGACTTCTTTTCCTCTTCAATCTCTCTGTATTCTCTTTGCTGTCTCTTTGCCAGAAACCAAGCCTGTTTCAAGGCTTCACTCAAAGAGATACGACGATACGCTTTCAAGATGTGAGCGTGTTTCATTATCTCACTGTTATTGAATTTTCCGTTTTCTGTCAAAAATGTAAATGCGTTCATCGTCTTACCTATTTTTAGTTATGTAAAAAATTTGCTTTTCTCGCTCAAACTTTGCACCTTTGTGGTGTTGGATGTTGTTTGATGTTGCAAAGATACGCACTTTTGCGAATCGTGCAAATTTTATGCGAATTTAATTCGCAAATAAAAGTTTTATTAACAATAATGCGAATCTTCAACCTGTAATATGGAAGTATTTGAAAGGATTAAAGAAGTAAGAAAATACTTTTTCCATGATAATAACATGGAATTTGCTAATTTCATGAATGAGAAAACATCTACTACAAGTGGATGGGTTAGTGGAAAAAGAGGAATCGGAAAAAGTGTTTTAGATAAAATACTGTCTAAAATTCCTGACGTAAATCCTACTTGGCTACTTACAGGAGAAGGCGAAATGCTCAAAACTACCAATAATACACCCCAATATAATGAAGCTACGCCCATCCAACAAGACGTGGTTTATATCCCGTTAGTTAATCAATTCGCTTATGCGGGTTATTTAGATGGATACACAGACGCATCTTACATGGAGCAATTACCTAAAATACCATTTATAGTAGATAAAGAAGGACATGGAAATTATATAGCCTTTGAGGTCAAAGGAGATAGTATGAATAATGGAACCGAAGAAAGCTATCTAGAAGGCGATAGACTTTACTGTCGTGAAATCGCTCCATACCTTTGGGCAACTTCCAAATTACATCTTCGCAAATGGGATTTCGTTATAGTGCACACCGATGGAATCATAGTTAAGCGCATTATAGATCATGATGTGGAAAATCACACTATTACTATTCATTCATTAAATGATATGTACCCTGATCGAGTTATTGATTTGTGCGATGTAAAACAGATTTTCAATGTTATAGAATCAGTTAGACCTAGAAGAAGATAAAATAAGAATAACAATCGAATATTAAATTAATTAAAACACAAGATTATGAAAAAGGCACTGCTATTAATTTCAATCTTTTTATTACCAACATTTTTGCAAGCATGTAGTGATGAAGACGACAACCAAAGATGTCAGGCAATAACTAAAGATGGAGACCAATGTAAACGTAATGCAGAAAAAGGAAGCATCTACTGTTGGCAACATAAAAAATAGCAATAAATTTAATGGGAAATTTTACTGAAGATTTAGCAAAAGGGTTTATACGGTCTGCTGTGAATCAAGTGGGACGAGATGGAGGGAAAGTGATAAGTAACTCTATTTATGGGAATGCACATAGTACCCCAATAAGAGGTATCGGAAAAAATACACATAACCAATTTTTCGATGAATCAACCAATGAGGTCATCTCCCCCGAAGAATTAAGATTAAGAGCAGAAGCAGAAGGGTTTCAAGTATCTTTATTTAGATATAACGCTGGCATTAAAATAGTACTCTATATTGTTTCTTTATTTTTTGCTATTTTAGTAGTACCTTCTATTATTATATTCATATTTGGTATCATGAAATTTTTTCAAAAAACAGTATTCATGAAGAAATCTGTTTTAGTTGCACAATTTGTACCAGATAGAAGATATAAAGATGGGCGCAGGCTGAACGGACATGTAAAACAAGATATAAGAATAAAAGTACCTTGTAATCCTTCCGAGCGAAAATCACTAATAAAAGCAGGCATATTATATATTTTACTCTCATTGTTTTTACTGGTCCCTATATTCTTATGGCGCTCTGTCGTTGAACAACAGAACATAGAGTATTATAAAGATATTATAGAAAATGCAGAAACAGAGAAAGCACATATTAAAGAAGACTTTGAATTATTTAAAGACACAGTGATATATAATAAAAAGATGAATGAATTTAATGAAAAGTACCAAAAGGCAGTAGAGTATTTAAATTCACACAATCAAACAAAATCGGATAATCAAAAAACTAGCTTATGAAAAAGATATTATTCTTAATATTAATTTTTACCATATTAATGACGGGATGTTCATCAGGTAAATATTATATATATCAAACAGAATCTAAAATAGATTTACAACCTACAAAAGATAATTTTCTTCCTTATATGTATGTTCCTAAAGGAAAACATATAGTTATCAAAGAGAGTCGTAGCACTGTAAAAAAAGCCCAATATGGAAGTCATAAAGGATATATTTGTGGAACTTATAATTTATCAAACCCTATACAAATATCCTCTAAAGATATAAAACATCTAACTTTTAACTCTACAGATTCCACCTATTACTTTAAAGGAAAAAGAATAGATTTTACAGAATCAATCAAGACAAAATCCTCATATTCACCTTCACGTTCCACTGGTACAGGTCGAGTACAAGTAAAAGGATATTATAGAAAAGATGGAACTTATGTACGACCTCATACAAGAAAATCACCAACCAAAAGAAAATAAGCTTATGAAAAAGATCATTTTATTAGTATGTGCAATCACTGCACTTTGTTCATGTGGGGGATCAGGTAATCAAAACGAGAAAAAAGTAAGAGAAGTAGTAGAAGCCAAACTGAAAACAGAAATGAATGATTGGTCTAGCTATGAGTTTGTTTCTGCGGAAGCCATTGATACTATAAAGTATATTGATAATATCAACTATCGAAAAGAATACTTCCAAAAAAGCATTGAAAACAATAAAGGGGCATCCAATTATGGATTAGATTATTCTTCTTCAATAACTAAAGATAGTATAATACTTATTGGAATAGATTCTATTCAAAATGCGATGGGCGATAAAGTCAATGAAGATGTAGCCTATTTATACAAGTATAAATTTAGAGGTAAGAATAAATTAGGAGCTGTAATCTTGGACGAGTACCTTATATATATTTCGCCAAACTGGGAAATAATTCAGATGACGAATGATCCAAAGAAACTTTATAATAATCCCGGAGACTTCCCCGGATATGTTGATCTTGTTAAAAAGAACATGTAATACCAATAATAGCCCGTCTAAAAAACGGGCTTTTATTTTATTAATAAATCTCTCCACATTCCTAGATGTTGTGCAATTGTTGTGCAACACACATAAATTAAAAATCGCAATCCATTAATTAATAATGAATTGCGTTTTTTATTGTGACCCCGGTGCGATTCAAACGCACGACCTTCAGAACCGGAATCTGACGCTCTATTCACTAAGCTACGGGGCCATTCTTTCTAAATGCGAGGACAAAAGTATAAAAAATCTTCTCATCTTCCTAATGATTCTCCTTTTTTTATAGTTCTTAAGGTACTTCCCTATATTAGAAGACTGTTATTTTGAAATGCTTTAGAGCATTTACTTTATCAAATTGACAATCTTTTAGAGAATATCCATTACATATATCAATTTTATTCCTATCTTTGCCGACAATTAACATTTAACAAACCTATGAGTTACTTGATAAAACCTAAGAACTATAAGCCGCTACTCGACCTCAAACAGACCGAGCTGGGAATCAAGCAAATAAAAGAGTTCTTCCAATTAAACTTGTCATCCGAACTACGCCTTAGACGTGTGACTGCCCCTCTTTTCGTATTGAAAGGAATGGGTATCAATGATGATTTGAATGGAATAGAACGACCTGTTTCTTTCCCAATCAAAGATCTGGGCGATGCGCAAGCCGAAGTGGTTCATTCATTGGCTAAATGGAAAAGGTTGACCTTAGCTGACTATCACATCGAACCGGGATATGGTATTTATACGGATATGAATGCTATTCGGTCAGACGAAGAACTGGGCAATCTGCATTCTCTCTACGTAGACCAGTGGGACTGGGAACGTGTTATCACCAATGAAGACCGGACTGTGAACTTCCTAAAGGAAATCGTCAACCGTATTTATGCGGCTATGATCCGTACAGAATATATGGTATATGAAATGTATCCGCAAATCAAACCTTGCCTGCCACAAAAGCTACATTTCATTCATTCAGAGGAATTGCGCCAGCTTTATCCGAACCTGGAACCTAAATGTCGCGAACATGCCATCTGTCAGAAATATGGAGCTGTGTTTATCATAGGAATAGGCTGTCAACTTGGTGATGGCAAGAAGCACGACGGACGTGCACCGGACTATGACGACTACACTACCAAAGGACTGAACGACCTGCCCGGACTAAACGGCGACCTCCTATTGTGGGACAATGTACTGCAACGCTCCATCGAATTATCATCGATGGGAATCCGTGTAGACAAAGAAGCCTTGCAACGTCAGTTAAAAGAAGAAAAAGAAGAAAAAAGACTGGAACTTTATTTCCACAAGCGATTGATGAATGACACCCTTCCCCTGTCTATCGGAGGAGGTATCGGACAATCCCGCTTGTGTATGTTCTACCTTCGCAAAGCTCACATCGGAGAAATACAAGCCAGCATCTGGCCCGAAGATATGCGCAAGGAATGTGAAGAACTTGAAATACACCTTATATAA